ATACGTTAATACCGAACCCAACGCTTGGTGATGGCGAGCCCATTGTGGTTGTGTACAAAGCCCCAGTTTTGTCTGGTTTAATCTCTGTGCGTGTTGACGTGTAGTTACCACCTGACTTAGTGATGTCGATAAATTTCATAGAGCTCCTTTACGCCGCATAAACTCCGGCGTATTTTTCTGGTATTTCAAATTCTACTATTCCTCGAGAGGTGTAGTAGTTTAGTTGTTGAGTAACTTTCCGACGGACTTTTCTCGTTTGCGCGAGGTACTCTTGGTGACGACGACGAGCCATTCGGCATTGAGTGCAAAGACAATTAAGAATCATATAAAACTCCTTACTCCGGGGTACCACTACCGCCCGTGGTTACGTAGTTATCTCCGATAATTGTATCAACGTGCTTAATAGGATAGCGACGGGCTATTTCTTCGTATATATATCCGTCACTGTCCGGCTCGTACCGATACCACCCGCCAATAGCGTCCCAGACTTCTTTTTTCGCAATCATCTGCATACAGTCGATGTTCCAAGGCTTCACAGGAATTCCTGGAAAATATTTTCCATCCCAGCGAATGCTACACACAATTGCAGGCGGTCTATCCGGAGTGATTGCGTCGCGGATTATTTCAAACGCATTTGGTTCTAAGTAGTTATCGCAGTTAAAATGAAAAATGTAATCACCGCGAGCCATCTGTACTCCGAGGTGCCTTTGCGGATGTCCCCAAAGATTAAATCGTTGATGGGTGCTAATGTAACGAATGTCCATCTTGGTGTGCGTTAGGTCTAGGTCTGCTTTGACATCGCGTGTGCGTGGTCCATCGTGAAAGAAAAGCACCTCAAAGTCCTGCATTGTTTGTGCTTCCAGACTTTTCATACCTTTCTTTGCGCCGAGACGTTTAACCCAGCCGTCATAGTCGACGGCAACTACAGTAATGAGTGGTGTGTGCATAATCCTCCTTTTGGTACCGATAGAGGGACTTGAACCCCCACTATGCAACTTAGAAGGTTGCTGTTTTATCCCTTAAACTATATCGGCGCATGGGGTGTATTTCTACACCCCGTAGTCTAGGCAATCTTTGCTTTTTTCTTTTTACCCAGTCGTTGCTCCCAGGTTTCGTGATAGGCAGTTACAAATTTCTTGAACTGCTGGATTGCAGCGTCATCGTCCTTACGGTAAGGAAACCAGTAGTCCCGCAGGCGTGGTGTATACTGGCCCTTTAGTTTACCCTTCGTTCTCAACATTGAGAAGTACACACAACACTCTGTTTCATTATCCTCTAGGATTAATTCAAAGCGGATTACTTTGAGTACATCAATCGTGTGGATAAGTCGGCCGGTTTTCTTTTCGTACTTACGCTTCTGCGTCATCCTCATAGTCTCCTTCTAATGTGCGTACCATCTGCACAACCCCATTATAACAGATACCACACAAAGTAATTGGAAGAATTCCAATATACCCATATACCCAGTACACACCATCACCATCTTCTTTACCATCAGTATTATCAGTACCACACACGGTACAGGGTTTACCAAATGGACTTAATGCGTCATCAGACATTCGACATCTCCTTCAGTAAGTAGCGCAACGCTTCTTTATTTGCTTGAGGGTTTACCATCTTCTTTGTTTCTGGATTAAGTAGTGTAGGCACTGACATTACATTGTACTCGTGAAGCATCTCGCGATGCTCGTCAGCGTCGATAAACACGACGTTTACATCAGGAAACTCCGGCAAAACTTCTTGCAACAACGGCTTCACTCGTCTACACGGTGTACACCACTCTGCGGTAAAATACAATAATGTTTTCATTTCGCGACTGCTCTCCCATCTTTAATTTCTAACCATTGACTCCAGCAGGGTTGTGATGCTGACCAATGGGTGTGTCCATACCCATCATTCCAAAGTTTGTAAAACGCCGCAAGTTGTGCTGAATGCGGTGCATCAATCGCCCTGTCAGTGCGTCCTGTTAACCACTGCCAAGTCCGGTCATTAAATTGAAATGCACCTGTATCGTTTGTTGCACTTACCGCATCCCACTTAATTGTACCGAAGTGGTGCCCATCACCAGATTCACAAGATGTGATTGCAATCACCGCTGTATCCACAGGGGTTAACTTACAGTACCCAAAGTCACAAACACGCAAATAAAGACTAAGAAACACACTCATTACACTAATCAATAATCAATACTCCCTTCTGTTGTACAGTATACCACTACAAAAGCTCCATGTCAAGTAGTCTTGGATTCTCGGACAAGTTCATAATGGTCTCTGCGATTTTTTCAATACGTTGTGCATATGTTGTGCCAGGCCAGGCCCATTTTCCATTGAGGTCTACCCAACGAGGAGCACTGCCTAGTAAATTTTTCTGCAGTAAAATTCGATACCGTGGCGATAAGTTTACCAATACTCTTTGCGTAGCAGTATAGTCTGCGGGGTCTACTGCGTAAGCGATTAAGTGTGCGTACTGCGCAATAATACCTTCGGCGGGATTTTTCCAATCATTTCCAACAGCACCGTCGTTGGTGGCTCCGATACCTGCTGGATTAAAGTTCTTAGTCCAACGCCAGGAACTAAACCAGCCTGTCTCGTGTATGGCCTGTGCAAATGGCATGAGGTTCCCGATACGTGTGAGTTTACCATACACTGTGTAAGCTTCTACAATTTCGTCTAGGCGGGCAACTTTCTTGTTGAGAGCCTTTACCGCCTGTGCTAACACAAGCGGCGATACCTGAGGCCCGTAGATAATGTTTTGGAGTGAATACATGTTAATCTCCTAAGTGAATAATTTTATCAACGCTTGCAGATTCGCCATCCCAGGCCATAAGTCGCAACGTTGTTTTGTTCTGGAGGACTGCATACCCGCGGTCAATTGCTGGGTATGAGTTAAAGGATGCGTTCTTGTAGTAAATATTTGCAGGAACCAGTGAAGCCCCTACAGAAACACCGTAGTATTTATTATCGCGCTCTGAGTAGACTCCTCGGATATGGTCATGATTCACAATCGCGTGACGTTTAAACTGCTGGGCAATTTTCCACGCCAGATACCCCGGAGTTTCATTCCATTCTTCCAGATGCCCCACTACAATGTTATCATTGATATACATGTAACCGTACTTAGAAATATGTAGGTTATTGTTTGGGAGCATTGTATTGATGAGTGTAGTAAAATCCATATCAAAGTAATCAGTGACCCAGCCATCATGATTACCCGGCAATACATAGACCTCGGCAAATTCACGCTCTAGATAATCTAGATAGTACTGCATATATTCTAACTCATGAATTGCCGGAGCTACATACTCAGGGGGATTCTTATGACGGCCGGTAAACTGCCCGTCGATAATGTCACCTGCGAGAACTACCGTGTCAATATTACAGGTCAGACTTTCGCGAAGGACTTGCTGTACGAGTCCTCGGTCAACGTGCGGACAGTGCAGGTCTCCAAAGATAATTGCGCTTGTTACATTAGCCTGTAATGGTTTTGGTAAGTGCATCTTGTACTGTTCTGGAAGTTCCGTAATCTCTGGAAGCTCTTGTGGAATAACTCGGCGGCGTTCATTTTTCAATACACTATTTTCAGAATCCCGTTGCTGGTCTGTGATGCTCTTACGCAGAGCAGTCGCAAAATCCCCATCTCCAAGAAGTTGTTCTGCGACTTGACGAAACGTCATGCGAGGATTCTCTGCACGAAGTCGCAGGGCTTCCTGGATAATCTCTTCTGTAATCATTCTACCTCCGTAAAGTTTGTGTAAATTCTATTAAGAATATCTTCAGCGACTTCTTTTAAAGGTTTCTGCACCTTGCGGATAAGCATTTCATCATCAAGTTGAAGCACTTCTCCAAGCAACGCGTAGCAGTAATGCAGGGTTCGTTGCACCTCATCTACAGTGTGGCCGTACAGGTCTGCAATCTCCTCACAGGAGTATCCGATACTGTACCGATACAAGTACGCAGGCGCAAACGCATTGTGGTCAACAAAGACCCCGTACAATGAACCAAGTGCATCCTTTATCTCTAGACGCTCCTCAGAAGATAAACCTTCTTTAAAATAATCGCGCAACTTTTCTCTAACTATTGCTTTCGACATTTTCACCACCCCAACACTTGTCATGGAAATGACAAACGTTTGTACAGAATCCATTCTTCTCTATTTTATCATATTGCTCATCAGCAATAATAGTTTTCACATCTTCAGTAATTCGTGCAATACGTGCATCTAAATCAGTTAGTACATCCGCTTCAATAAGTTCTTGTGTGCGTAGATGATGCCAGTATACCTTACTTGGTAAGTGTCCGTGAATTTCTCGGTAGGCCCAGGCGTAGATTGAGAACTGGTAGTTCTCTGCCAACTTCTTTTTACTTGGCTTGACTTTACTCGACTTGTGGTCTATGATAATATCATCACCGATAATCATATCAATGATACCGCGCATAGTACACACGGGGTTTTCTTTATTTGGAAATGGAAGTGAGAACGATTGTTCTAATGCGATAGGCTTAAACGACCAGTCCATCGCTTCGATAATAGACTTACCAAGAACAGCTACTTGTACTGGACTCTCCTTCCCTTTGATACCGAGTAGTGTACCCTGGGCGTAACTTACCTGGTTAAAAAACTCACGGTTAAATGTAGCCTGAGGGTCTTTCCCATCCTCGTAAAAATGTTCAATAGCCTTATGTAGTGCGCTTCCCATCAGTGTGAGGACATGCCTCGGCTCTTCTGCTTTCTCCACATAATTGTAGTAAAAGAGCCGAGGGCACGTCATATACGTATTGATGCGGGAAGCACTAAACTCCCCTTTATTCATTCGCTTCTATGACCTCTAATCGTAATTTAGTCGTGTATGCAATTGACGCATACATAGATTTACGGTATTCAAGGGACTTGACTAGGGCCTCTTGTATTGCTGTTTCTGCCTCAAAATCTGATAGTGAGTCCTTGAGTACTGACGTTGCTTGTAAACGCCGACTCCTGGCCTCGTTCGAGCGTGGGCGTTCCGCTTCGATGGACACTTGTTCTTCAATGCGTTCTATCTCCCGCTTTAATTTGATGACTTTTGCCCGAAGTTCACCAAGGCGTTGATAGGCGGTGGTCATGTCGTAATAATCCGGCGGGTTTTCTAACCAGTCACTTACGCGTGAGGTCATTGGATAGTTCAGCCTCCACTTTCATTCTAATTTCAGCCATTGGGAACTGGGCAATTGCAGAATCTGCGCCTTGGGCTTTGTGCCCGTCATACTCAAACCAACTACCACTCTTACGAATAAGCCCAGCATCTACAGCACAGGCAAACACGTCGTGCGCCGCAGACATGCCCTGACCCTTGCGCATGAGGTACTCTACTTTCTGACCTTCCGGAGCTTGTTTGTTTTTGCTCACAGTCATTTGAATAGTAGAGCGGTCTTCCTCATTTTTAATCTTCACTAGCTCCAGGATAATCTTAGAGAAGTACCGCAGTGCTCGTGTACCGTATGGCTTTTTCTCAGAGCGGGCCATTGGTGAAATATTTGCGCGGTATTGATTGATGAATACAAACAGTGCGTCTGCATTATCAACTAAACCCAGTAGACGAACAAGCCAACGCGCAAGCAGATTTGCAGAACCAGCCATACGAGCTGGCTCATCAACATCTTTGTCAAATTCATCCTTCGTAATCATCGCAGGTACACTATCAAATACCACAAGCTGAAGTCCCTGCTCAAGTAAGTGCTCAATAACTGGAAGGGCTTGTTCTGCATAGTTCGGCTTGTACACGGCGAGCTTGTTCACATCCACACCTATACGACTAGCGTACTCTGCATCAAACGTTCGCTCTAAATCAACGAACAGCGCATTAATTATGCGCATACCCTTATCAATTTTAACCTCTATTTCCTTAAGCTCGCCTTTTTGCTGTGCTTGTGCGATAAGGTCTAAGGCCATGGTTGTTTTGCCATGCCCAGGCTCAGCGAGTAGCATCACAATACTACCACCTTGAATACCGCGCATATCACCCAGCGCGTAATTCACACTTGGGAGACTAGAGGGGAACCACAAGTGTTCCCGCACTGTCTCAGCCATACTCATTCCCTCGAAGCTAACACTTTTTGCCATTCTACCCCTCCTAAATATGCACGTAGTGCTGTGCTAAGCTTTATTCCAGATTCTGCGCGATTTCTTCCAGATAGTCTTTCCCGAAAAACCACAGTATCAGTGGTGTAACAATAAAAAATAATATCGTAATTATAACTACCTTCATGTTCGTATCCGTGTATTGAGATTTCATACTGCTCCCTATTTGTCATATTTGTCTGATATTGCGGGCGTTACTTCTACCGTTGGACCAAGGTTCGGTAGTACAGCTTGCGCCGCTTTCTCCATTTCTTCCTTGAGTATTTGCGCCGCATCTTCTGCGTAGCTCTTCGTGGTTTCGAGAATGATTTCGTCATGCACCGTTGACACAATACGACCTCGTGAGGGGTCAAGGCGGTCAAACGTACCAACCAATGCTAACTTAACCATTGACGCTGACAACGCTTGGATTGGGAAGTTCATCGCTTCTCGCTCCGCGGCCAGTCGTCGCCACTTATTACCAAACTCGCTTCGGTCCCAGAAGCGTTTGCGCCCATAACTATCTGCTACCCATCCGTAAAGCATCACTGACCGTGCACTATTACGAAGCCACTGTGCGGCCTGGGGGAAGCGTCCCTTCCAATCCTCAATAATCTTCTCAGCACGTTCCGCAGAAATCTTCTCACCCAGAGGGGATAGGGCAATCGACATCTGCTTACCAAGACTATCACCGCCGACGTTGTAGGCGATTGAGTAGTTCACCATCTTGGCTACATCGCGCCAGAGTTTATAGGGATGCTCTTTCTTATTCTTATTGTTAATATCTTTAACGCCAAGAACTTCACGAGCAACAAACGTATGCAAGTCATCTAGATTCTTAATCAGACCTTCATCACCACTTGCATCTGCAATAATGACCAGCTCAATAGTTGAGTAGTCGGCGATGATTAACTTACGCCCTGGAGATGACACCTTGAACGCATGACGGATACTTGATGAGATTCCCAAGTTTTTCATCTTCTGGTCTGACGGAATGTTTTGCAGATTTGGAGATGAGCTTGAGAAACGACCGGTAGCCGCACCATACTGATTAAACGAACAATGAATCCGTTTTGTTACAGGATTCCGCAATTCAGGAAGAGCCTTGATATACGTGGAATAAATCTTCTTAGCCGCAGTGTAGAACGCATACGCTTGTAGGTATTTGTTCTCAAAGCTACCGAACCTATCCATCGCCTCACCCAGGTCAGCATCCTGTGATAACTCAGCAAAGTCCACTGTGAAATCTTTTGCCTTCTTCTTGTTCTTAAAATCCCACTGCATAACGACACGAGCATTAAGACTCGTTACGTTGATACCTACCTTATTGAATATCTCTACCATTTGTTGGGATGACCCAGGGTTGATTGCACGATAGCCGTCTCGACTAAATACAATCTGGTCACAAACCCCTGCACTGATGAATACGTCTTGAAGTACTTTATCAGATTCTTCAATAAGACGAATAAACGTCGGGGCGAGTTCTTTCAGATGCTCATCGTCAAATGGCATACCTGTGTACTCAATCATCGCTGTTACAGGACACAAGCGCATTTCTAACTCGTGTACTTTCTGCAGGCTGTGCTCCTGAACCTCGCGCATCTGTTGTTCATGGATAGGCTTAAGCACAAATACGTCGTTGACTGCATAGTCAAGTTGCTCCTGACTTAAGACTGAAATCTCGCTGGTTGTAAAGGTACTTCGTACCGATTTATCCAGCTTGATTTGCAGACGACGCTCAGCGACTGCTCCTAAGGCCGACGAGTACAGTGCGCTAGGAAATCCTGCGGTAAGCATACGCTCGGTAATCATGGTATCATACACATCACGGATAAGATAATCAAAGTTCTTGTAGATAATCTTTAGGTCATACGCCGCATTGTGAAATACCTTCAGGGCAGTTCCTGTGAACAGCGGAGAAATTACCGAAATATCTGACAAGGACGTGCAGTCGATTACATAGGCTTCCTCACCGTCGTATACCTGCACTGTAAGTAAGCGTGCTCGATGTGGGTCCAGGTGAGTGGTCTCTGTATCAAGGTACAGAATAGGGCGATTGCGGAGGGAGTGAACTACCGAGGAAATCTCGGTAGTTGTTCGTAAAATAGTGTATGTGTTCATACTGTATATTCTACCACATCTACTGTAGTATTGTCAAGTACTAGACGTACACCTTGATGCCGTGCAAGGATTTTTGTATCCTCTTCTACGAATACAAGGCGGGCGTTATTTTCAAATAACAACGCGAAACAACCTGGGGTATAGGACTTGTCGTTTGCAGTACGCTTCTCAGGCGCATTCTTCATACCGGTAAGCTTCTGCTTTTCTACACCAAGAAACACAATCGGACCGAGGACATGCGAAACAACGTCGCCCTGTTTAATACTAATAGATACTGACTTCCCTTGTAATGATTCAAACAATCCGTTATCAATCAGTAACTTTTGCATTGTTTACTCCTGCTCCGGTTCTACAATCTTAGTAATACCCTCAGACTTCACGAACTCCAAGAAATAATACATGGCAAACGCCTTGAAATTTGTTGGATTATTAATTCGTGCATCGTTAAACTCTGCAACACAGACCACTTCCATATCCAGCTGGTCATCAAACTGAAGCATGTAAATAGAAGTCTGGTCTTTGCTATAGTAAGCCTCAAATGTCCAGCGGTCAAAGAACGTTACGGACTGAATAGCCGCATCCGCATCAATATCTCCAGGCCAGTCATCTCGAATTACTCCAGGCTCTTGCTCAATAATCGACCACACAGGAAGCAATACCTTCTCGTTCATAGTGTCCATACTAAATCTCCTTCATTATATCCCTAAAGTATTCTAACGTCATACAATAGTATACCACATCATTAATGATAATTACAATATAGTAGGGCGGTTTCTTTGTGGTATCCGCATGTCGTGAATGGATTTTAAACGACTTTGCCGTTGTATTATATGTTTTGACGAATGCCCCAACTTCATCAAACGTAATGCCTAACTTAAGCAGCCCTTCCTTTGGCGCAACTACATAGTCGCCTTGGCGATTGTGGTAGTGAATTACCAAAATAGGAAACAGCGCACGCATAGCCCTTGCATCTTTATACATCTTATCAAACCACAGTTTATATGCAGTGATTGAAGCCTCTCCATCAGTAGTCTCTGAGGACATCTTACATTCAATCATGTATTTTCCGGGGCGGTTTACAAAGTCAATAAGAATATCTCCCTTTGCAGAGCCAGCCCCGGACTGTGGTGTTTGCGTACCATCCAGGTAGCGAGCTACTCGCTTTTCCATAGCTTTCGCTCGCTGTCGATTCAGGCGATTAATTTCTTTGCGGTTCTTTTCCAACTGTGCAAATCTCCTTTTGCTTGTGATTGGCACAGGCTTTACGATTCGGTTAACGGTCATGAAATAAACTTTTGGAAGGCTCCATTAAAAGCAACGGAACTCTTTCCAAGTCTCCCATTACGATTTTTGTGAAAGTCAATACTGATACCACGGATACCATGGTCATCAGCAAACTCGTCAATTGGCGAGAGTTGAATAACGGTGTCGGCAATTTGTGCGATTTCTCCTGAGTCTCGAATAGCGTCAAGACCTTCACCTTTATTCATCTGTGATAACGCAACAACTGCGATGTTGTTTTCTTTCGCACTTTCCTTTAATGCCTGTGCAACCTCACCGAGGTCATAGTTTTTAATCCCAGTGTTCATGTGGTTCACAATCTGCACATAGTCCAGAAAAACCACACGCCCACCACGCTGTGCGAACTCTTTAATCTCTTTCTTGATTTGGTCAAGACGGAGTGTTGGTGTATCAATGACATGGATGGGAAGTTGCTGTAACTCAAGCACAGCCTCTTCAACCTGGTCACGTTGGTCCTTTGTGATACGCCCTACAAGCAAGTTGCTTGAATCAATCTCGAGCATATACGATACCCATCGAAGTACCAACTGCTCTTTTGCCATCTCAAGACTAATCAACATAGACGGTACGTTGTATTGACGAGCCATCTCAATCATTGACTGCCCCACAAGTGCAGTCTTACCAGTCCCTGGCTTTGCCATGATTACCGTAAGCGTCTTTGGCATCCACTCACCGCCCATCATAGAATCCAGAAACTTTAGACCAGTGCGTAGGAATTGATACTGTCCGTTGGTCTTTTGAAACAAATCTCCAAGCATCTTTTGCGCACCTGGTACAATGGTTGTATCAGCCGTTGATGCGAGTGGCTCAAAGGTAAGACTACGTTCAATCTCTACCTCATCGGGTACAAACAAACGGCTCTGCTCCTCAAGCTTTTGCGCCGCACGGTATAATTGACGACGGCGTGCAATAAGTACTAATTCGTCTACGAGTGCTTGTTGATTTGCCACAACTCCACTAGTAAGTTGGGGCGGAATATTTCCGTGTAAAGCCAAGCGTACACTTTCGTATGTCAGCTCGCCGTACTTAATGTAGGCACCGCGCATGGCCTCTAAAATATCCTGACGCTCCTCCGTGAAAATCTCCCTTGTGAGTTTATGGAGCATCGCAGGGCTGTCCATCAGTGTAGAAAGTAGTCGCCATTCTGCTGTTGTGTCAGTGTACATTTGGTCTCCTTTGTAGTGTAGCCCACTCGTTGTACGGTAGGGCATTTTGTATAATCAAACGGTATTCAGATTCACCGTAAGTTAGGATGTAGGTATCAATATCCATCTTCTCATTCCCGCGTAGGGGAAGCATAGCTACATATGGATTTACGAGCTTACTTGCAAGCGAGTCGATTGCACGGAGTGTAATCTCGCGCGTACTACGGTTTGTGGTGGAGTCAAACACAATAACCTGCTTTTCTCCGCACCGTAATCGGGGTCTCCATGAAACAATTCCAGGCAGTGCCACTGCCGGAACGCCAGCCTGGCTAGAGATTGCAGCCTTAATCTCACCCTCAGTCACTACGTGTGTTGTATGTGCGTCATCAAAGTTGTAGGGGAATATCGCGCCACGTACCTCAGAAGAACCAAGCGGTGACTTGTACTTAACTGGATGGGTCTTATCAAGAGACCGTCCTCGAATATCCGTAACCGCGTCCTTTACCAGATAGGGAAACGAGATACGCCCAGCAAGTACAGACTTACCATCTACAAAAAGCCCAGTATCTCGCGCTAGGGCTTTATCAAACATCTTCGGACACTCTTCGGTAATATATCCTAACTTAAGGCGTTGGATTGTTGTGTCATCAAATCCTCTGCTGTTAAGATAAATGCGTGCAGTTTCTGTAAGCGATGAGTGGTAGTAGTCGGCGAGATATTTATACGCCCCACGAACCGCTTCGATAGAATACGTTAACTGTGTAACCTCGCGAGATTCTCCACTCTTCTCTAAGTACGTACAATGGAAACAATAACCCATCCCATTATGCGGTGTTACGTAGAAGTCATTTCCGCCACAGCGTGGGCAGGTTGTTTTATAATTCATAGCACACCTCTAATAAAAATAAGTGGGGCGTAGTATTAGTACGCCCCTTGTTCCATTGTATCCTAGAATGGCAGGTCATCCGAGTCAGCAACAGCCGTCTTAGAATCAGTTTGAGTCATCTGCGGTACCATTGACAAGCCGAAGTTCTTCACAACCTCGGTGTACTCAGTACCGTTCAACAACAAGCCAATTGCGTCAATCGGCCATGCCTTCGTGAAAGCCTTAAGGTCGTACACCGGCAACGTGGCTGGGTCAGCAGGGAATGCCTCACGGTTCATTCCAGGGTGTACGGTCCGGCTGGTTGCAAGGCCAGTACCTTTCGTAACCATCTCAATGTCTACATGAGTAATTGGAACCAACTTGGTACCACTCTCATCGTAAATCATCTTCGACAAGTCGTCCAGGTCATTAAGCAAGCCACCACGACGGTCAGCGCGGAGTGAGACAGAGCCCTCCAAAACCATTACCGTGTTGTTTGGTTGTGGAGTACCAGCAATCTGATTCATCTTGCCTTCAGCACTCTTCTGCCAGTACTCGTTCTTCAAGTTCGGGTACACAATCGTACCCTCAGGCAACTTGATAACACGAGTGCGGTCGTAGACATTCAGGAAGAAGCGACGCTTAATCTTACTAGCCCACGCGGTATCACCATCACGTCCAGCCGCCTTGTCTGCTTCGTTCAACAAGCGACGACCCTGCTCATCAATAAACACACGACGCTCTACGAGTTTCCCATCCTTCATCACAGGAATCCACACGCTCAACACGATTTCGCCCTGTAATGGCTCCCCAGGATTCTTTGGGTCAGGGATAAAGCGGAACGTTCGCTTCCCCTCACGCACATCCAAAAACGCATTCGGCATACGAACACCATCACCCATCGACTCTTTCACTGCACTCTTCGCAACATCAAGCATACTTCCGAATCCCATACGGTTCACAACTCTCCTTCAAAAGATTTTATTTAGTCTTATCGGTATTGGATAACTCTCGGGCAAGATTATTCATCTCGTCTAGAACGTATTTCCTCACGACAGGATTAAGTATACCAAGTTCTTCCAACTTTGTCAAGAGTCTGCGCGCGTATTTTTTCGCGAGCCCCTCAATCACTGACTTTTCCATTTTTCATAATCTCCAAGAACTGCGAACCAATGCGCTCCCAGTCAAACTTTTTATTTTTCATGTGCTTCTCAGCACGCTCACTGTACACCTTACGCACAGACTCATTTTCGTAGAGATACTGTAACGCTTGGATAGCCGCCTCCACATCAATCAAATGGTGAATTGTATTCAAGCCACGGTCGGTAAGAATAGGGAACTTTACGCAATCAACTTCAATTGCGTTCCCTTCAGGCCATTCTGCAAGAGCTGAGTGGCGAGGTACAATTGTCGGAAGTCCTACAGCCATCGCTTCTGCAACTGGAAGACCCCAGCCTTCTGCTTGTGCGGTTGTGAGAAATACATCCGCCGCATTGTACACCATATTCATCTGTTCATCAGTGATACCTTTATCCGGCGTGAGGTCGGTTGACGTAATTGCCAGACGGTCTTCAATCTGAAGATACTGACACCATTGAATAATATCAATACCAACATCCTGCAACGCGCCGTGATAATAGACGCGAACAGTCTTCGGAAGATTGTACCGTTTTACCCATTCTGCAAAGATGTAGAAGTAAAGGTCAAGACGTTTGCGTGGTTGATTACGACTTACATTAAGTACAAGAAAATCATCAACACCAACTCCCATGGTCTTCCGTAGTTTAGCTTTATCCAATTTGCGGAAGTTCTTCAAGTCAACTCCATGTGGAATAACGTGGAGTTTTTCTGCGGAGATTGCGTGCTTAATCTGGTCTCGCCCAAATTCAGTGTACGTAATTACGTGGTCATATTGAACAATTCCATCAAGAAACATCTTCTTAATGTTCTCTGCATCAATAGGAGTGTAAAGAATAAATTTAGTTTTTGCGTCTGGAAACTTTTCTCGATACATTGTAATAATACGTGAATAGTCCATCGCAATCCAAACGTCGTTAAGAACAAACACAACGTCTGGTTTAATTGTAAACAATAAATCTTGAAGTTTCGGTCCGCCATACACATCACCAGTACCCGCCGAAGCCGGATAGACCTTTAAACCCTCACACAACGGGTCATAATCACCATAGTAATTAATTCCCACGATGTACATATCGTAGTGCTTACGAAACGTTTTAATCAAATTTCGCGATACGATGCCGAACCCTGTAGGTGCTGGAAAGTCTCCAACATACAGCATCTTTGGTAATTCCCTTGCCATACTTTCTCCTTTAGTATACCTTCGTTCCGGTAATAATATTAACAGGCTGACGACTCACTACTGGTTGTGCAATACGTGTAGCGAATACAGTGTTCAGCTCCGTTTGTAATGTTTCTAAAACTGCACGCATAGTATTTGCGGCGGTTGTGTTTGTGTAGCGAATATCTTCAGTAGACCAGGATACAAATGTACTTGAGCTATTTGTAAGCTTAGCCAAATGTACAATGTACGCAGTAGCCAGTACGATTGCGTCCTCGTCGTTCTGTTCAATAACTGGTGGTTGTGTAGAATTAAACGTAATGTACGGATTACGGAATACGTCGTTATTTACGAGTCCGTCTGGAATGTAGGCCATACCGTCAATAGTATTCGCTTGCGCAAATCCACTTGGGGCTAGCTCATTGTTCCCTGTGTACGTTCCCGAGGTGACTACCTGGTACTTACTTCTCCATCGTTTTTGCAAGTACTTGATTGCCGAAACTAACGCAGTGCGTACTAGCGTGTCTGAGTAAACCGTGCCATCAAAATCACCAAGACGCAAGCGCACTTGGTCAATCATGTAATCAATGTTTGTGGGTGTTGTAATCATGCTTCTCCTGATTGTACCAGATTTTTATCTCCCTGTCAAGTCCTGGGCCACCTCTACCGCTTCTGCTTGGATATTAATTTTTGGCTCGTTAATTGCCGCGATAATTACTTGATACGCTTGTAGAATAAGCTGGTGGTCTTGTAGCGTACCTTTAAACTGACTCGTAGCCTGTTGTAAGAGAGTGAGAGCTTGTTCTACTGTCATATTATTAGCAGTCTGTTGCATCTTGCCACTCCGGTAATCGTTTTAATTTTTCGTAAACTTGTTCGCTAATGTTACCAGTAATATCAAACGTGAAGTTATCTTCTGTAAACTCGTGATAGGAAGTAGATAGCGGTGATTTTTCTTGCTCCCTCGTATCTTGATTTAAGTAACTAAAAACGTCAACAAAACAAGTCCTGAAGTGCCACGAGATATTAATTGTACCTAGCTTATGATACGTGGTATCAACACCAAAATTAGTAGATTTTGTTTTAGCTAAAGCCATAAGTCCTCCTTAAGTATTGTACAAGGCAATCCAGCGAACTGTGCCGTTTACCTGTACTCTTGCCTTTCCGTAGTAAGTTCCTAGTGCCGACGTTTGTATGGGTGTAGTCGCTGTGATGGTATTAGAGACAAAATTAATATACGCGCTTGCATCATTAAACTGTCTCCATGTAGTTAAGTTTCGAGCAGTTCCATTTGGTACTTCAATAGTTAGCTGACCATTACTGTTAGTTGTGGAAATTAGTACTTGCCCAGCTGCGGCCGCAGTGAGAATCTGATTACCACCTGCTGATAAAGCTACAGCGTTAGCCGCACTCCGGAACATACCAGTATCGTTATCATTTACAAATGTATAGGAGGGTAATGCTTCTGTTCCTGATGCCATTTGAATTTGATTTGTAGCAAACAGTCCGGTGAAGTTACCACCTGTAGCAATTCTTATAGCATTGTCCTCTGCTTTGTAGAATCCGGTATCTGTGTCGTTTCTAAAGGAAAGTGTAGGAGCTGAAACAGAACCATCAGATACTTGAAGTACACCCGTACCAACAATGTTACCGCTAACAGTTAAAGCACCGCTAATTGACACCTGACCCTCGGCTGTAATACGTAATCTCTCTACCGCAGGCGAGCCTAAACCGGCACTTGGTTTACTGTAGACAAAGTTTGTACTGTCTACAGAAAGCACATCTGAGTACATTTCTATGTAAGGGAAAGACTGAGAAATATCTTTCGAGACTTTAAAGCTATCAACAGAGCGTATTATCGGGCTGTTTAATTGTATTCTGTGAGTGCTGGTTATGTAAGTCTCGCCGTTTTCTAAGTTTATACTAGAGGACTCGGGGGTTAAACCTGTATAGTAACCTCTACTGTACAAGCTTAGTAGAGAGTACCCAGAAGCTATCACCCCTATTTTAAAAGAACTATAATTACTATTAAAGTCATCAACTATGTCTGGTGAGAATCCTAATCTAATATCGGCGTTGTATCCATTAAACGCTGACTGTGATTGATTTATTTTACCGAACTGATTAGCAACTATTTGAAAGTAGTTAAGTTCACCGGAATAAGGACTAAGAGTATACAAAGGATTTGAAAGTGTACCACTAGGAGTAGTAAAATAAGTAGGGGGATAGGCAACTGTTTTGGCAGCGTCATCCAAGTCACCAAAGCTTACAACACTACCACCACCAGGGAAGTAAGCCTCTGCACCAACAGTAAAAGAATTTACTACTCTAACTCCCTTTTTTGAGAGTGTATACTCACCGCTTTTACTATAACCAGTCCACAGAAATCCATCTTGACCCAAAGTAAGACCACTGTTGACTGTTAAAGTACCCATATTAGACGCTAAAGCATCCAACTGAGTTACGTTAATTTCGTTTGCGGTAATAGTGCCCGGGGTTATTAACACTCCCGATATAGTACCCGCAAGAATTTTTTCACCAGTAATACTTCCGGGGGCTAAATCATCAGCACTTACTACAATACTATCCGATACACGAATAGTCACCGCGTCGATTACGTCAGCTTCTAGGTCGTCTACTTGAATAAGTGTGCGCGGTAGAAATTGATAGATACGATAGGCTTGTCCGCTTACTACTGATTCATGATGTAACCGTACCCAGTCAACTGCTTGAATAGAGGGTAGTGTATAAACGCGTATGTTATCATCGGGAGCTTGAAAGACTACGGGAGTTTGCTGCGCGTCAGTTTCTAGGTCATAAGCGGTGAGTACCGAGTATGCCCCCGAGCTGGTAACGGGACCAGAATAATACGTAGATAGCTCGCCAGAAGGAATACTGATATAAAAGTTAAAAGAATCCCCAGAGTACGCTCGGATACTAAAGTTTCTATAACGCCCCTCTTTTTCTCGTGCCACTAAAAGAGATTGCCAGGACCCACTGTATGTAATATACTGAGAGGGGTCATCCGTGTATAATTCGTTCGCGGCTCTTTTTGTCTGCATTTGCGATATAATCAACGGCCAGTATGTAGGTTCTACATCGGATTCGTTGTTATACACGAAGTCGTAATACGGACTAGAGCCAGGGCTTAAAGCATCAGGTTCCATTAAATCTCCTATCTAGTAAATTGTATTCTGGTAAGACTTGTGGTTGATTCATAGTATAGAGAATACGCCGCATTAATTTTCGGCTCGGCAAGTACTCGATAAGTTCCCCGCGCGCTAGTTAATCTAGCGATAGAGATACTACTAATCTGATTTCCCTGTGCGTTAAAAATGCGTACCCCAGTATAATCAGGGTTATACTCCATTGTACATTGAATAATCCCATTTGTCAATGTGACCCATCTAGTACCAACAAGTCGCTGGACAACTAAATTAAAATCCGTAATTGCCTCTAAAGCATTACCCCTCTTACCGAACTCATTGAATACTATTGAGTTTTTATCGGTGCTCAATTTAATTGTTTGATTAAAATACCCCACATTCTGTGTTTGAGTTGGTATCAGTTTTTGTAAACGAATACGTGGCGGGGAGTTAAACTGCACAACCACACTACCAACGTGCGCGTTACTTAATAGTGTATAGATTGTAATCCTCAAGTTTGCTTGTGGGATAGGGTAAAATTTAGAGGTTAGTCCATCAACGATAACGTACCGCGTTTCGTCAGACATAGCCTGTGTTTTTTTAGGAATTACTCTTGAAAAAGAAGGGTATGTTATACCACCGTCAGAAGATGCACCTGTGTATATAATAGCAAAACCTACAACGTCCTGAGTAGGTCCTCCAGTGTCAACAACAAAAGTACGAGTACCTTTTGTAAAAGAATATTTCATACTATAACGCATAGATGGTTTTACGAAACTTTCTTGAGTAGTATCCGCGGTGTAGAATTCATCCAGGCCATACCGCTCACGTAGTGTAGTCCCTGTATAAGATACATTTTTTGCAGTTACTACGCGGTCAATAGACAATTGTAGATTTCTACTATACCTATGTAAAAACTCCACAAGTTGCTGCTCGCTTCCAGCAAGATTATTAATCCAGCTAAAGTCGGTAATAGACGGTGTGTACTTTATACTTTCTTTAAACTGGTCTTGTTCAGCACGTAGCGGGCCAATAAATCCTGTAAGTACCTTTACACGCGCTCCAAAAGATATAGAATAAACACTGTATTCAATACGCGAGATATTCTTTTTTGTAAACTGAATTATTTTTTCGGTGCCTTCTACAGAAAAATTTATATCACCTAAGCTATCCTCTTGTAAACGCTCATCACTAAAAGTAAATTGGACTGTTGTATTTGTTCGTTTTACATAGGGTACTTTTCTACCGGCTTTAAGGGGTACAAGGTCTTGAAAACCTACTTGACAATGTAGCACAAGACGAGATTCATTCGCTTTAAATAATCTCAACAAGTCATCTGAGCTTAAGCCCTCTGTTGTTGAAGCAGCTCCTACTAAAATTACTAAATCAGCTAGCGTGTATTTTCGGAATAACCGTGCGATGTGTGCACTTATCTCTAACGCACCTTGACCACTTGTATTTCTAAGAGAAAGTACTGAAGTACTATCAAGTGTAACTATTTTATCTAGGTTGTCATCATTCCCAAGAAAGTACTGTGATTCAAGATATTGATTAAAAACTTCAGGCGAGAACGTAAAGAAGAACTTTAGTTTTTCTAGAGTGTAATTAGGGTTATCTAACCGCACAACGACGTTTGGGATAGCGATACGAATAAAGACTAGTCTAGTGTCTGTTGCTGAAATTGTAACAGGGATAGTGCGGGTTAATCCACCCCCTGTACTACGTAGCCAAACGCCATATGATTTGGCCTCACCTTGTTTAATAAGTGAGCCTGTGTATGGATTGAATTTAGCAGTAGTTGCAGGGGGGTTTTTTACAAGGGGCGTTCCCTTCTGGTCAATAATACGAACTGGACTATTCTTATTCGTCATAGTGGCTCCTCAAAAAACTCTGCCGCATAAATTACCTCTCCTTGTAGATGATAGCGTGAACCTAGCGGTATGCCTAAAGCGTCTAGATTTACAATGACCGTTTCCTCTGTGTCCCCGCTAATAAGTCCTGTACTATCACTAAACGTGAGGTTTACCGATGAAGCTGGGTAAAGACTTCCTTTAATCTCGTCAGTAAGATTTACTTCTTCTACCTCTCCCCAATACATTGTAACATCTTTTCCTCTTAGAATCAAGTAGTTACCTTGCCGTTGCCCACTAAAATAGAAAAATTTTTCTTTGTACTCCGTTAGTAATGGCATGTAGTCAGTGGGTGATTTTGGAGCACCCCAGAACATGTCGTACCGAGAAAAGTAAGGATTCACTGAAAACAGTTCTGTATAATACGTATTTAACTCTGTGTGAATACTGGTTAACTCGTTAACTAAACCACTATAGGTTAGTTGTTGTTCCGCACTGTAGTCCACAGGGGTTGCATAATCTCTATACTCTGGAGAACCAGTACTCATACCAAAAACATGTATAAAGCTTGTATAATTTTCTTTATTAACGTTATCAGTACCTGAGTGGTCGTATAAATTAATAAATACAGGGGCATATCCACGAACACCATTTGCAGTAACCCACTTCCAAGTAGGGCCGTTATAGATAGCCTGGTACGAGTGAGCATAAAATCTTTCACCATTGGGTACGGGAATTTCTAAAGGGAACGTGCTATTAATAATAGCAGGGTCAAGGTCACTGCGAAAACCAAACTGCACTGTTTGATTATCAGATTTAAATAAACCCCACGAAGTGTATATACCGTCAACAACGTCTTCAGTGAAGCGTATAGGTATAGAGTCTTCCCATAATCCGCTTGCTAGATAGTAATTAGTGCGTGCGTTATTTTGGTTTGAATAAACTTGTAACTCTGGTGAATATACCGGTGTGTATGGCGACGGTATACGCACGTTAAACGCTTTATTTAAATAAGTTTTAAACCTAGCCGCATTATAAGGCTCCTCAACACCCGCGGATAACGCACTTGCTGAACCATAAGCCCCGTAAAAAGAACTGTTTGCATCACTTGAGATAACATCTCCAAGTATATAAGGATACAATTTACTAGCGTCGTCTGCCCTGCGGACACGCCTAAACGATGACAACCCCGTTGGTTGTTCTGCTAAATCTGCTAATAGTACTTGTCGTGTATTTCCTCTACCAAAGAACCGCATATCAAAATAAATAGTATCGTATTTAGATAAATAGGGATTCCATGAAAAAGAAGCTAAACAAGAGTTAATATTATAGCCGGTTACCATGTTTACAGAATCTGCGTACATCGGTTCAAACGTTGTAGAACTTCTTGGCATCCAGTAATTTTCTTTAGTGTAGTCAGGGTCTCCAAGGTTATGGTCTCCCTTTGGGTAAAATAAAGAAGCAGTTCCACCTCTAGTACCTATGTACACAATGGAACCTGTAAGCGGTCTAGGTCTTTGCTGTATGCGTTCCTTGATATAAGATTGTTTTTTTGTAATTATACCTAAATCATTCTGGGATAATGTTCCTGAATAATTAGTACTAGGCCAGTTAGCTGTATATGATAAGTCACCGTCGGTTTGTGCGTACAAAACCCCGTAGTTGATAAAGTATGTATCGAAAAAACCAGGAATCGACCCAGGATTAGTTGTGTTACTTCTTAAAACGTCTCGTATAGACGCAAATTGGTCGAAATATGTTGCATACCTTGAGTATGTGCCTATCCATAACCGAACAGTAACAATCTCACCATCAGAAAATCCCATATTACCAATATCCATGCGCACGGTTGATACACGAGAATTTGGTGTAATGTACGTTTGTCCAGCATTAACTTGCGTACTCTGTGAACCAGAACCCGCACCTTCACGAATAGTAATCGTGTGTTGAAACTCCTTCCCCTCCGTAGTGGTTCCCGTAGTGTTAGTGGTCAATGCACGAGAAGCGTCTGCAAATGCAAAGTACTGCACGCCGGTGTTGCTGTAGCTCACAGGACGCTCCTTTGAATTTAAAGAAGCACAGATATGCAAAGCCATCTGGGTTGGCGAGGGGTCTCCTCGCAAGTTACCCAATGCAAACTCATTTGTAATGTCTAATGCGTTTTCCAATTTATACCAAAACCCAATGTACGCGTATCGCATACCCTCGCGGTACAAAAACGACCCTTCCCAGAAGTTGTAGTCAGAATCAAGCCAAGACGCAGGAAGAAACGTCGGCGAGTATGCGTGACTCATCATAAACAAAGGTTGATTTGAGTTTGCAATTCGCTCGATTAGCGAGTTGTTATATAGCAGGGCGTTTAAATCAGACGCTGAAATTGCCTGTCCGTTATTAAACTGCGGTACTGCTTGAAAATCAGTAATCATTTAACCCCCTAAAAAGAAAGTACCTTTACATCGGTGTTTGTATAAGAATTACCTACAATGAACAAATCATCCTGCATGTATAAGCCTGAAACAGAAATTACCTCTAGGTCCATACGACTAAATGCATCTGTGTGTGTTATCTGCGTTACTTTAAAATAATCATCTAACTCATTTAGCGCACTATTGATACGTACCACACTCCCAAGAACAAGACCGCTTATAAACGGAACATCCCCAAGACCGACGCGCATACGATTATTTTCCATAAGGTACTTTGAAACAACCGCAAGTCTTTGTATGTGGTTCGATGATTGAACGTATGGGTTATCAGGGAGAGTTAGTTCTTTAAATCCACTGATTGTTGCATACTGTCTTATTGGAAGGATATACCGCTGTTGTGTAGCAGACTCTAGCGAACGGCCATATAGCTTAACTTCACCTATGTATAAACTTGAAAAATCACTTACTTGATTGTTTAGTATATCTAGGGTCGTTGCTTGACTGGACACTACATTTAAATCCTGAACTAACGCAAAATTACCAGCAGTTCCAGAAGCTACGTACTTAGTAACACAAAAAGTAGTATGGGGAAGTATTCTAAAGGAAATTGGACGAGTTGTTCCGACGTAATCTAATGACTCAATTTGCTCAGAGTCATTAACTACTCGGTAAGAACTACTTACTACGGTATCACTAAGTTGTCCAGAAACCGTAGTGTTTAAAATTTTCCAGACGGGTTTTTCAAAACTAATCTGTCTAGTAAGGCTTGAGTTGTACGATAAATTATCGCGTAAGGCTTCTGAGTATACTATTTGAGAACCACTAAGATACCTTGGTGTATACGTTCCTACAATTCGATTATATGGTTCTGTACCAAGTTCTTCAATAGCCAGCGTAGAGTAATGAGCATCCGTTAACGTTATTCCACTAAATTGTTTTCTAAAGTTAAGTATGTTTTCAAAACGAATAACTCCGTTCCCGTCTTGGCGTAAAATACCCCCTGAAGCTTTACAGAGTGAATTAATATCCTCAAGTAAATTTTCATAATTAAACCAAACCCATTCAGGGTTTAGTACTGATGCATCCATGTCAAAGTAAAACTTAGGGTACTCACCTGAAACAGTTGTGTACTGATTATCATACAGTGACTTGTAGTTATAAGGACGGCCGCCAATTGCCCAGAGAAGTGCATTTAATACCCCAACTCCTGCGCCTGCTAAAATGTACGGATTTTGTGTTTGTAGTAAACCTGCTTTTTCCGCGTCAGTAGAGCCGGTGGGGATTGTTGTGGCAACTTGACGATTGCGGAATAGTGGACTTTCTACTAATGTAATATTGAATAAATCAAGATAACCACGGATAGTAAAAGTTACATCAACGTTAGTCTCTTGTCGAACAAATATTAAACCCTCGTTTACTTTAAAAAAGTTTTGACCACTATTATCACTGTAAAACATTTCAACCTTGGTCATACGCCAGTCAAACGAGCGTGAAAGAAATGCAGTTAGTTGAGGAAAATCACTTGGACGCAAGATACGTACCTGTGCGGTGCTTGGAGGAGCAATCCCCGTCATTAACTCCGTGTTTGGATTAAACTCAGCTGAAAAACTTCCTTGCACATCTGCGATGTACCTGGGTGGAATAACGAGTGATGTTACTCCGTCGTTGTATGTAATCTTTAAGTACTGTCGCGAATTTTTAATCATACTTCACATAAGTCGAATGTAACGGTGTACAATCTTACCCCTTGTAGAGACACGGTCGTTGCCGAAATAGTCCGGCGGAATGTATTTGCGTCGGTAAATACACTATATGTATTACCTTCTATGTCCTGAAACACAAACTCGTCAGGCGTGGTGAAGATTCGGTCTAATGTATTCGCAATTCCTGAAGAAACATTTTGAAAAGACAAACTCCACTTACGCTTATAGGCGCGGTGATAGCGATGATTAGTACCGTCTAAAGCGCGTACATCATCCCCAAAGTTTTCTATGGACATGTTTATACTGTTGGGTTTAATTTCGTAGTGAAAAGGGGTACTACCGGAGTAGTACCCGCTAATAAATATTTGTGGCATAAGTTCTCCTTAACCAACTGCTGAACTTCCTGGTTGTATAGGACGATTTAATGGTGGCGCAGGACGCTTTTCTAGAATATCTCCTAAACGTTTTATAGCCTCTGTAGACTTTTTGATAGCACTCGTGTTAGTCTCCAACTCGCCCGTATTAGAAATAAGAGCTGCTTGGAACGGTGCAATTGCTGGTGCAGCCATCATATCTTCTTTAGAAACTCCAGCACGGAGCATCTCCTCTAGATATGGGTTATTTTGAGTACTAGTCCCGATTGCACTCGCTATCGCTGGATTAAAGCCTTGTTGTATTCCTGGAGGTAATGTTTCAAGCTTTGTTAAGGCTTCAAGAATAGCTCTGGCCGCAGGTGTGTTTCTCTGTGAAAAATAATCTTTAACTGATGATAACTGCCCGCTCAATTGTTTTTGAATATCCTCTCGATTACCACCCTCGGCTGCAAGTCTAGCAGCCTCCATCGCAATATAACCAGCTTGTCTAAACTTCATCATATCGTCAAAGGATATAATCTGCGCTTTTTCAGCCTCTATAGTTGCGTCTTTTTGTTTATTAAGATTCTTTTGAAACTCATCATCCAGAGTAGTTAACGACTCCTTGAAGTCTGCCTCACGCTCAGTTAACGATTTTTTATAATCCTCATCCATCTCTCCAAGACTTTTCTTATAGTCGTCATTCATTTCGTCAAGCATGTCTTTGAACTCAGTCTTTTCTTTATCCCGTAGTTTACGAGCCTGCTCTAAACGAGTAAGGTCCTCGTCATATTGCAGTTGTTGAAGTACTTTCAAGTCTTTAATACGCTGTTCAAGACGTGCAATTTCTTCTTGAAGATTTTTAGAATCTTCTTCCAGTTTGTCTTTTTCTTTTGATAAACCAGTACCAAAAATACCTGACTGCGAGGTTTTTGTAATCTCGGTAAGTTGCTTGCTGGTTTCCGCTAACTCTTCTTGACTTTGATTAAGCTGGTCCAAAAGATTAATTTGATTTGTTAGTAATTCAAGGCCTGACCGTAACACTTGTTCAGCAGCTTCAAAGCTACCACCCTCACGCAATCTTGCAGCCTCTTCTACTAGTTTATCATATTCACCAGTAAACCTATTTCTATCAGCCTCGGTTAAAGTTTCAGCACCTATTAATGCACTAAAAAAGTCTGTGCGGTTTTCTTTTACCGACAGTTGTGCATCAAGAATTGCTTGGAGTTTCTTCTTTTCAAAATCTTCTACAAGGTCAGTTTTCTTTTCCTCGTAGTCCTCAAGAAGTTTTAACTTCTTATCCTCATAATCTTTTTGTAAATCTACACGGTCTTTTTCAGCGTCTTTAATTAAGTCATTACGGTCTTTCTCGTATTCAACGCGGTCTTCGTCTGCCTTGCGTGCCTCCTCGGCTCTTTCTTGCGCGAGATTTTTTTCTTCAGCCGCAAGGTCTAAACGTTCCTGCTCTTTTTCGAGTATTAATCCTAGAATAGAATCTAAATTACCAAGTACGTCACTTTGATTCTGCATTGACATCGGATTAGAATACTCACCTTGGAAGAATCGCAATCGGTCATCTAAAGAAAGTTGCCCAAGCATTGTACCTGATACAATCCCTTGAACACCCTCGTTAAATTCCATGGCAAGCCTAACCGCGTCCTGAAGGGTAATCTGCATTCCAGACATCTGGGCATTCAAGGCACCGTATGCAGAAACGCTTTTGTTCGCCTCTAACGTAAGCTTAGCTTGTCTACGTTCTAATTGAGACATATAGTATAACTGCTCGCGCGTTAATCCATACATTTCCTCCGCAGATTTGACTAGTGCGCGTAGTTGAGGGGACATACCTGCCGCGGACGCACCACCACCAAGGCCTAAGTACATTTGTGATATAATCTGCTGAGCGACTGATGCATTGTCTTGAGTAATCTGGTTGATTCTTCCAACCAAACTTTCATTAAGAGCTTGACCGCCGAAAGAAGACGCTGTAGCTAGATTCTGTGTAATGTAGTCCGACTCGTAGCGAACTCGCTCCTCTGTTACTTCTAGAAGTTTTTTGTTTAACTCAATAAGTTTAAGGACAATTGCATTCGCTTCTTCTTGTGACAACTCACCGGATTGAAGTTGTCGTTGGTACTCAGCTGCGGTTTCTGCATAATTAATCCCTGTTTGCTCTTCCAGAACTCTTGCTTGTGCTTCATAAAATCCTGTATTAGTATCTAGTGCCTTTGTTTGTGCTTGTAGTTGCTCTAAGTATGCAGGGGCGACCTTATCCAAGTTCTTTTGTAAATCAAATCCAACCATAGGAATTAGTCCGCCAAAGATACCGTAGTCTTCTTGTACACGATTCATGGACTGTTCTGAAAAATACTTTTCCGCTAAAAATAATGGGTCTGTAAACTGACGAATACCTGCAAGACCACCTTGACCTCCAGGTCTACCAGCGAGAGCTGCAATATCATTTCTGCGCCGTACATTCTCCGTTTCATACGCAAACAAGTTTGCAAGAGCCTCTTCCCACCACGCGACTTGCCCAGAAGCTTGTTGAAAGGTCTGCTCTGTAGAGAGCATCTGACCTGTAATAGGGTCACGACCCTCAAGCAAACTCATTACAGATATTCCAGTACGATTGCTTAATGCAACTAAGTCTTGGATGAGTTGTGTATCTTGCTGACTAAACAAGGCGAGCAGTGGCTTACCCTCTAAAGCGCGTAGTCTATTTAATTCTATAATTAAGCTGTTCCACTCATCTACTAACTCAGAAACTGACTTCGCATTTTTATCTACTAGTGCATCTAAGTTTACAAAGTCGCCTGTGTACTTAGTTAATGGGTTTTCAATTTTTTCTGTTTCTGTTTGCAGCATGTTAATTTTACGAGAGACTCGTTCAATATTTGTAGATAAGTTAATATAGGCTTGCTCGTTTGCAAGTGCTTCATTTAGTGTATTGGTCACATCTAAACTGTTAGTCATCGCAAGAACTAGCCCCTCAAAACCACCTTGTAATCGTTTACCAACCAGTGTCGTAAAATTGCTAAGTGTCGCGCCGAATTGGTCATAGGTTGCCGCTGTTGTTTGGGTTCTCGCCTCAAGCACCGCATTGGAAATACCCAAATCAGCAAGTACTTCGTCAAGCTTCTGGAGCTGTTCTAACTGACCACCCGCGTCTTTAATGCTGTTAAGAGTCTTACGGTCAATTTCAAAACGCCGTGAAAGTGAAGTGATGTCGCCAGAAAAGAATTCTTTAAGCGCAATAGAAGCACCTGCAAACCCTTGCAAAGGGTCAATCACAGCTAAACGCCGAGCGATATTATCTAATTGCAGTAAGTCTGCGCCGTATCTTTTTGAGATAGGAATAAGACTGTTAAAACCCTGCAAGTTCTGCTCTAGCGTACCACCAAACTTTGCTTGTTGAGTAGCCGCAAGCGTCAGAACCTGATTAAATCCTTTAAAAGAACCTGACAATGCATTAACCGTAGCTGCTGCTCTATCTAGCGCGTTAGCTTGTTCAACTAAAGTTCCGATAGCTTGAGCCGTACCGCCAATAGCAAACTGCAAACCACCGAAGATAGACAGCGCACGGCCCGCAAAACGGCCGAGTCGAGTAAATAATCCATCTCGATTTGCACGATTTTGAGCACGTTCAATATCACGCTCAATTCTATCAATGTTTTCTTCGTAGTTAATTAAGCCTTTAGGAGATAAATCACCCGCTACCTGAGCAGTCATTTGTGCTTCAGTAGTAAGCGGGGCTTTTCTACTTGTAGGTACTGTTGTTGTAGTATAGTTCTGTAAATCAGTAATTGCTGCGCGAGCACCTGCGTAGTCACCTGTTGCAATAGCTCTCTCTGCTCTAGCTCTTGCAGCTTCAAACTGCACCGCGTTAAGACGGTTTGCTGTAGAGATGACTGGCTCATACGACTTCATTACCCGCAAAAGAACAGCACGTAACTGCTCTGACGCATCAGCAAGCTCCTGCCCACTTAGACCGAGTGCTTTTAACTTCGGCTCTACCTGGTCTACTGCCTGGCCTAATGCGGATATTCTACCCTCCGCAGTAGCTTCTTTAAAAAATCCTGTTGGAGCAAGAACCTGATTGGTTAGGAAGTTCGCTTTTGCACCAAGACCACCGCCCTTACCGGGAAACAGTTGTGCAAGGCTCTGCCCACCTAAGGACTGAAATTGCACATTTGCAAACGATTTATTAGTAGCTTGAAATAAGTCTCCAATATACCCAGTAAGGCGATTGTTGTATTCAAGTAATCCTTGGCGGGTTGTTATTCCGGCCCTATCTCCACCAGCCCCTGATACAGAGTCGGTGAAGGTTTTAAGAGATGCGTCCAGCTGACGCATCATGCCGGTTTGAATAGAACGCTGTGCGCCAGTTACCTGATTTAGAAGCTTTTGTTGCGCCTCGTTAGCAGTTACACGCAACTGATTAATCGCCGCTTTTAAGTCGTTGTCTCCACTAGCCTCAGCTATTTTTGTAAGCTTTGTTAAGTCTTCCTGTACAGCCCTTATTCTGCGTTGGATTGCCTTTTCTGCGGCTACTAATGCGGTCGCTACTTGTGCAGGGTCTCCTCCAGCACGAGCACTGGCTAAGGCTTGTAACTGCGAAATATTCCGCGCGTCTAATTGACTTCGGATAGAGCTTGGTGCGGTTGCCTTAATCTGGTCTCTAAACACAGACATCGCCATTTGATTGGGTAAGGAGCTTTTATCAAAAGTAGCCGCGCCACTTAAAAAGTCCGCAATTTTACCGAAGCGGTCTTCAAAAACTCTTGTAAATGAAGTCCCCATTCTGCGGTCAGACCTGCTGGTTTGCCGTTGGATAGCCGCTTCTAATTCTCTTTTCTGAGAATCAACTTGTTTTAAACCTTCACTTGCGATTCTTTGAAATTGTTTTGTATACTCCTGCGGGTCTAAGTTCTCTACATTAGCTGTAAGCATTGAAATAGACCCAGCAACTCCAGGACTAATCGTTGATAACTGAGAAGCAAACTTCCCTAAGTCACCTATTGAACCAACGTCTAAACCTAATCGGTTGTATTGGGAACGGACTCTCTCTAGATTTTCAAGAACTTTTGGTTCTTGTAAGGATTGAAGTGCGGATTTTCTTGAGACTGCTAGTTCTTGATACGCAGATAATTGCGCCTGTAAATCGTCGGCAGTCTGTGTTATGTTCGCAGCTATTGCAGGGCTTGTTGATGATGCGGCTTGCTCTCGTAAACGAGCGATAGCCTGTTTAATGGGGCGCATGTTTTCATTGACGAGATACCCAATACCTTGTTGGAGTTCTTTTCCAAGTACACCGCCAATCATAGTCCCGGCCATCGTGGCTGTGGCTTCCAGTTGTGTTCCTAAGCCAGCCTGACTTGCAGCTCTAATGACGTTCTGTGAGCCAGGTCGTGTCATATCCGCACGGTTAATCTGCTCAGCTACAGCCCCAATAGCCGTGCGCGATTGACCTGACACAGCTCTTCTTCTTCCGGAGCCTTTTCTATTAATATCGCTAAGGACATTCTCCAAATCCTTAACTTGCTTCGCAACTGACTTTGCGTTTGAGTCAAACAGAATACTAATTCTGGGTGATGGTGTAGTCATCTTTCTTAGCCTCCGTTAATCATACGGACGACTGCCTCCTCTTCAAGTATTTCTTGTTTCTCCTTCTCCGCAAGTTTTTTGCGCTTTCGTGCAATCTCAGCCTCTTTGTCGATAGTGCGTAGTTTTAGCAAAATACCGATGTCAACGACTGATATGTCTCTTATCCTTTTAATATGGAGAATGTTTATTTTATCTGATGGTATAAACGAATATACCCATTGGGCGGTTTCTTCGTAAATAAGTAACGCTTTTGTAATTGTATGATGTAGCCCATTATAACTACTCGTCGGTAGGTAGGTCGCTGGACTCTTGTAGTGCTTTGATGTACTGCTCAAAAGCACCGCGTGATACTCTTCCAAGTTGCCAGATTGAGTCTGCAATTTCCTTCACCGTTTCTCCGTGGGCATCCAGGAGCCTTCGTGCTTGTGCTGTATTTAACTTCGGGCGAACAATACCTTCAACGAGCGTGTTAAGAACAAACTCAGTGTTATCTACCTTGTTGTCTACAATGGATGCCTTGTTAATTCGCTCCATCTGTGCAAACGTCAATGCTCGAATACGTAGTCGCTTTCGCATCCCGGTCGCCTTTACGTCTACTTCAAGTGTAGGGTCGTCCTTCAAAAAATCATCAATATCCTCGTAATATTCACCTTGCCCTACTACGTAATCTAATACCATTTGTACACTCCTTTTTTATCTATGTAAATTAACCCCCCAGAATACTCTGGGGGGATTTTTGTTTTACCTACGATGGGTACTCAGTATTACTGTTGGTAGTCGTTGAGTTCTCCACCACAAATCCGCCGTTATCCGTAAAGTCAAAGCTCATGGTAACAGCGTCCCCCGCACTATTCGTGACGTTATAGTTTGTAAGGATACCGCTTGGAACAGTCCAAGTGTACCCACCCTTTGAAATCAGGCGAAGGCCTACTTCAATACCGCTGTTCGCGGCATTAATCAAGGCCGTGTGTACATCAGTACGGTTAATCGGCAAGGTCACATCAAACGAGCCAGTGATTCGCTTTGAAGTCGTGAACGTGTAGATTTTACCCTCATCGTTCAAGAAAGGACCTTGGTCCACCTGTGCGGTCTGCAACGAGGCGTTCCATGAACTCACAAAGCGAACGTTCTCATAACCGCTTGCGCTGGTGCGTACCTTCAACCAGCCGTCAAGACCTCTAATAATGGTCATTCTTTTCTCCTAATAATCGGTTGGAAATATAACTGTTTCCGTAGTAATTGCGGCGGTGTATATATACCCGTCGGTCAATCGCTCTACAGGGAAACTCGGGGTTTCGCGTATCGTATACTGCACTGTGTAAGGATTTAATCCGCTAATTGTAACGGGTTTTACTACTCCGTCGAGATACACAGCTACCGTACCTAAAAGTTCTTGCGCTTCAACAAAGCTCGGCGCAATACTGCGAAAAATAACAGCACCTTCCCAGTAACTATCATTTAGCATTAAGTTTGCGTAGGCTTGATTAACTACCGGCTGATAGACTAGAATGGGAAATGTTGTATTTAATGGGGCCGCTTGATAATATACACGCCCACTATACGTAGGTAAAATGCCTGATAAACTGCGGCCAATTATTCTCCAGACATTCGCGTAAAGAACGGGGTCGTGCATAAATCTCCTTACTCATCAATTAAAAAACTAAAGCCAGGCTCAAATGGACGATTTTGATTGAGCGACGTAGTCACGCCTTTAAGTTTATTTCCGAGATTCATCCACGAGTAGGGGTTTTCAGGGAATTGTAATGGTAAGTCAATGTTAATGTTTGTAACATTACCATAAGCCAAAGCTCTGTCTGGAATTGGTGCTTTCTGCTTTAATTTATCAATTCCTTTGTAGTACGCGGGGAGTTTTTGCCCGCGTAAATATTTTGCAAGAAGCTTAGTGTAGGCTTTTACCATCTCGGCTTCAATTGTTTTCTCGTAACGGACTACTTCCGCGTCTGTAACATTAACATTGTAGTTTACCGAGTCCTTCGTTAGGGATTTCGCTGCAAGTACTTGTCCTAAGCGTAGATAACCTTTACCTTCAGGACCCTTTTTAGCATTTGGGTTTGGTTTATACGGACCCCAGTACGTTGTTTTATATGGATACCCAAACTCTTGCATATTCGCACGAATTTTACCACCGCCGTCTCTATATGGGTTATAGTTTTTACCGCGTTGAAACGATTTAGTAACTTTATACTTTTTTAAGTATCCTTTGCTCAAAAGTGCGTTTACGCGGTCATCCTCTTCCTTCACCGCCTGATTATACGAGTCCATGTCTTTTGCGTACTCTTCAGATGATTTTTCAAGGACATTAAAAAAGTCATCCGGGTCATCTTTATACCTACTAGGCTTTTCTATTTTACGTCTTTTTAAAAACTTCGGGCGATATTTTTCAGGAGTTGAGCTGTAGTTAAGTACTCCTGTATAAGTTTTTGTGGTGCGTACCGCGGCTTTACCTGAACTAATGCTATTGCTAACACCTAAAGTAAACCCATTTGGAGTGGACTTAGAAATTTCAATTGCTTTCTTAAGACCGCCAGCCCGTTCAGGAGCAACCTCTTTTGCAGCTCGCAAAGAACGTTTCTCCAACTCATACCGCATAATTTCACTATTTTCTACAAACTGGGCAATACCGTTGATAATTCCCATATTTTTTGTTTTCAGCGTTGGTTGAATCTGGAGATTAAACGCCTGTGCCATTAGTCAAGCTCCTCAATGAAGAGTATTTGTGCGCCCATCATTTCATGTTTGATGGGAACATATTTAATATCGTAAAACCGCCCATTGTATTTAATTCTATCTTTAATATTTACCGTTAATGAATATGGAATCTGTAATCGGTATAGTTGGCGGGCGGTTGATTGTTGAAGTGCTCTAAACTGAGCAGCCACGGAACTGGTCACGTCACCTGAGCGATTAATAATTCTACATTGAATAGCTTCAGGCTCGCTATATGCTACGGTAATTTCACCATCTACGGCGGTGGTACCTTGATAGCGGTAAAGTTCAGCAGTGCTTAAAAGAAACTCCTCTGCTTTCTGCCGAATAAGTAAAATATCGTTTGGGTTAATTATTGCCATTGTCAAGCACCTCAATACGAGAATCAATCATTTGAATACGCTTGATTGACTTTCCCGCATCGGTTGCCATATGTTTCATGCGAATAAGAGTGAGTGGGCTTGTAATCTTTTCAAGCTCGTTCTGAAAATCAGTATTTGCGCGGATATTAATAATCTCAAGTACCTGTGTATCACTCATGGTATTTACTTCATTCACTTGATTATTCACACCTTCATAAACTTTGAGAAGTCCTTGCGCAATCAATTTTCGATTAAGACGGATAAACGCCTCAGCCTCAAACTCACTATAGAGTTCAATAACCTCGTCCTCGTATTCAAACGTGCGGGCTTTTGTCTTCACATCGTAGTTCTCAGGTCGTGTTGCGAGCAACCACGCGACTTGTTTACGGGTATCATACGGGTCAATGCGGAAGCCTGAGACCATATGCACTGGTACCTTTGCGTACCGTTTTACCACTTTATCAGCAAGTTCTGGATAAATATTTTCTTTAGACATATCCTTTAAAGGGGAGCAAAGCTCCCCCACTCCTTTTCTTTATACTAAGCAGTCAACTTAATGACACCCAAATTCTCTGGCATATCAACAATCATACCGTATGACATCCACGCGTTGAGGATATAGTCGGCGGGTTGAATGGTCATGTCGGTGTAATCCTGGAACTCCACGCCACCGTACATGAGAATCTCACCAGCGTTTCCACCAACAACAAGAATCTTGTCGTCAGGAATCAAACGCTCGCGCATGTTTGGAAGCTGGTTCTTGAACACCTGTGGCAGCTCAACAAGCGTAATACCCTTGTAGGTTGAAACGCGGTTGGTGTTGAGGTACTCGAGCAACTTAGGAGTTACTGGATAGGCAATATCACTGATGGTGTTATCCATGTACTGATACTCACGCCAGCCAGCGAACTGATAGATTGGGAGCAAAGCTCTACGAGTACCGATAATGGCCCGTACATCGCCCGAGAAGTCAAGAATGTTCTCAATCATCGTATCCAAAGTTGGGTACGTAAGTGAAGCGGTCTCAACGTAGTTTGATGGGGTGTCAGTTGTGTTCCAGACCGAGGTCAAGAGATTGAACACCTTTGCAATCAAGTTGTCCGTAAGGTCAAACTGCAACTGCTGACGCATACCATCAATCGTGGTCAAGTCGCCATTACGAAGATTCCACGTTGACTCACGTACACCACCAATAAGGCGGTCAAATACGTAAGTGTGGTAATCTTGTACATCGGTTGGTTGCGACACCAAGTGATTGGTGCCAGGAACCATCGTCTGCACACCATAACGACCGCGACGAACACGCTTAATAATCGTATCGCCAAGAGCGGCCTGTCGAGTTGGCATGAAGGTGCTGAACAAGTCAAGTGACAAGTGGTTCGGCTCTACCAACTGAATAATTGTTTCTGCGAAGGCTGACTTACCAAAGGGACTTTGACCCGCAGTCTTAGCCATCTCTGCCAATGCCTTCAAAGTATCGTTCTTTTCCATTTTTTCTTTTATATTCTCCAAAGTTAGTAAAGGATAATGTACAACGTGTCGGTCTGGGCATCGTAACGGTCAATTTCACCAACGGCGTAGGTGCCTGAGGTGTACTCAAAAAGACCGCTGGCGGCAACCTTAATCTTGTTTCCAGGTACGCGAATATCGGCAGAGGCGATGAAACAACCGCTGGTAATACCAATCTTGCCATGATGCAAGCCAACCAACTCACCGCTGTAAACCATCGGCTCGCGCCACTGTGAACGTGGGACAAGGTACTGCGTCTGGGTCAAAGTTGGGTCGCCGTACAATGCAGCGTTATTCAAATTGTAGCTTTGAATAAACGGAGCGGTGTAGTAATCCGCAATAGTTGGGCGCGGGAAATTGTCTGGGGGAAAGAAGGCCACGTAAACGCCCTTCTCAGTGTTTGCCGTCGCATACGTCACATTTGGCAGGTCGTTTCGGACACCCGAAGCACCTACCACTACAGCACGGCCTTCTACAATCGTAGCGGCAGCCACGCCTTGACGTGAGCGGAGACTTGTAACAAGTACAGCCATTTTTATTAATACCTCTTTTAAAGTTTGGCTAAACCGTAGCCTACGGGTTAAAATACGTTGATGTAAAGCATTCCAGTACTGTGTGAATAATACACGGTCTGCGCTACAACAATGGGATGATTTTTATCTGATTTTCTAAACAACCCATTTGGATTGATTGCGAGTAAAGCTCCCGGAGTTTCTACTTCTACGCTTTCTTGGTAACATTCAATAGTAATACCAACAACTCCTCGTACTAGCGCAACTTTCTCATAATGGTGAATAACAGGAACAGCTATTGCTGAATGAGGGATTAACCAATCCTCTCCCGTTAGTATTGGGTTTGTGTAAATCGCAGGGTCAGTAACTCGGTAACTTCGCGTGGATGGTGCAGTGAATAAATCGTGCGGAGTTGGTAGCGGGAAGTTGTCTGATGGCATCATCGCAACCCATACGCGCGTTGGGTTTACGTGGTCTGGATATTCCACACCAGGTAAGTCACCTACAGCATAGGCGTTCGTGAGTACCACTGCTCGTCCCTCAATTACAGAATGCTTACCTGCAACCGCTTGCGTTGTATACCGTGCGGATACAATTACCGCCATTTATTTTTTAGCGATTCCTTAATAAATGCGGCGAGTTCTTTTGGAGAGTACTCTTTTGTACCAGCTTCAGAAGACGTAGCATCTGCAATTGTCAGAGCCATCCAGTACGCCTGGGCTTCCTCCGCAGTTTCAAAACACTGCATCGGTTTCTCATCTCCCTGGCGGTACACGCAGTAATCAAAAATCCTTCCCTCGTTCTCTCGGTAATCGTAAGGCATTACTTACGAATAATCTTCTTAAGTTCTCGAGCGATTGTAGCAGGGTCCAACACGGCATCGGGCTCACGAGGCTCCGGAATTGCTACATCAGGTTTTTGACTTGATTCACTGCGTTTGATTTTCGAGAAATCCTTTACAATAACGTCAAGGGTTTCATCGTTGAGTGTAAGGTAAAAATCAAGTTTTTCTTGAATCTCAGCCTCACTAAAACCTGCTTGAGCCAGACGCGTGACTACGCTCTGCTTCTTTTCGGCTTGCTTCCGCCGCTCATCGGCTTCTTTGAAGGTTTCGTTTTCTTTCCGTAAGCCATCTAATTCTGCCTCCTTCTCGGCAAGTGAAGCTTTAATAAGCTCCAGTTCTTTTTGTAATTCTTCCATTTTCTTGTTTTCTGCAACCTTTAATAATTTAGTACGTTCACCATATGCAGGGCTGTTTACAATACACGTTCCCGCAAAGGTTACATTCTTGAGCCACGTTACGCCGTCAATCTCTTCCGAACCTTGATGGTATAACTCCCAAGAAGTACCTATATATTCACGCTCCCCTGCTTCTGATTTGAGGAGCGAATATATATCTGAGAATTCATCACTCCAGATAAGGGCTTTCGCCATAATTACGAGCTTGTCTTTATATGTACCTTCGTACACATCAATAATAGGCCCGATAGGAATTGCACCGTCGTGTCCACCATAAGAAGCCTTTGAAGCTGCAATCTTAATTGGTGAGTACTTCGCGGTGCGAATAATGTTGACCGTCTCGGATTGAGGAATTGCCTCGTTGTTTGCGTTTACCTCAAAGTCGGTCAGAATCATCTCTACAACTTTATGAAGTGGGTGCGTATAATCCTCAGCCAAGCGAAGGTATCCGTTGACTGTCGTTGACGCACTTGATTTTGCTTTGTCTGCGTTATCCATTTGCCTCACTAAACTGGCGAACCATGCTCTACCAGCACCGCCACCCCATAAAAGCCAACTGACCCATGCCGGAGAATCTTTCGGTGCTTTCGCAAACCGTGCATTTCTCCCAAAGAATCGGTTACCCATACGAGCGCGTTCTGGGCTGACATTGTCACCACTAACGTATTTTCTCGCCCAAGCAACGGTTGCGGCTTCTAACCCACCACCACTTAGGCCTTTCTCGTGCAACTCTAATCCGCGTTTTGCGGCACTGCGAACACCCTCTGGAGGATTAAAGTTAATGTTAGAGTACTTGCTCATCGTCGTCCTCCTCATTGTCTTCTTCCTCAGGCATACCTGTGCCTAAGTATTCCTCTTCAATAACCCAAAGTTTACATGCGGCGTTTTCTTCAATCTCGCCACTAACGATGGAACATGAACCAGAGTCCTCTGCGTAGAATACACAGTTCTTACAGGCAATACCTTCAGATGCAAACACATTCTTTTCTGCTGGGATGTAATGCGCTCCATCAGCACCAACGCCCTTGTTAAACATACCCATATATTCTACTGTAGTAATATACGATTCGATTAACATGCGCTGTCTGTTATTAAGCATCTCATCCTCAGCGAGTGATTTAATGCCTCGAAGTTCTGTGAGCTTATGCCCTACAAATGTATCTGTTGCTTCATAGTTACCATCTGAATCTTCTCGGTATACTTGAATACGCGCAGCGGGGGCTTCTTTCGTGCCTGTAATCTTAGCGTCAATGTTTGGTACAGTTCCATTACGGATAATTTGGGTAATTTTCCCGCGGGCTGTACCTCCCGAGGAATCCCATTCTACAAACTGTCCAACTCTCATTGAAACTCCTATGCTGACTTACTCGCGTATAATTCAAAGGCTCCAGTAACTGACTCACTTGGTGCAAGTGTAAAAATAATCCCTGCTACTGGGCTATCAAACTCAGGCATGTACTGGTAGTTTACACCAGAAGTTGTTGGCTGATAGCTGAGAAACGCACGACTTACTGAATCACCAGCAACACCACTAACAGTGCCGTAATACACAGGGAAGTCAGTATCAAATTGCCCAAAGTCTAAATACACACTAATTGGAACAACTGCCCCAGTACTCGTTGAGTCATTAAGTAGCGTGTGTCGGAAAAACAAGTTTAATCGCCGAAATCCAGCGCGGGAAATTGGGATGTAGACATGCCGCTCTGAATTACTATTTGTGTACGTAAAGAAACCTGCGTATGCAGGAACTACATTACCATCAAATGTACCAGAAGCTACTACTGTGTCGTGAAAGTTAGTGATGGCGGAATTATTTAAAATTGTTACTTGCCCATCTGAGGCAGTAAGCATAGCTCTGCGTGAATTTACACGCACAGTGCCTACCTCACCGTCAAGCATTTCCACAAAATCGCCACCAGCCATATCGTTGATGTAGACACCGCCAATAGGAACAACCGTTCCCTGATACGTTGAAGCTGTTCCTGAGTATCCTGAAACGGATACGGCCACAGGAAGTGGCGTTGCTTCGGTAATTAACTCGCCGACACTATTTGCAATTGTAAACGTTTGATAATACTCATCATTCGCCTGTACAGCAGAAATAGTAATGGGCGTTGAACTCGGAACATTAATTCCCATGGAACCTCCTAAAAAAAATATCTCTACACTCTTCTACTCTGTTTTTATACAGCAGGTTAAGTTTATGTTAATTTTACAGCATTCATTAAACTTCTTACAGTTTCTCGAGATACATTAAACCCCTTCGATTTACAAAGCCTCCATAACTGTCTAACGGATAGCGAAGGATTTTCTCTGTATAAATCTTGGATTGAATTTCTTACAATATCCGGCATTGAGGGTCTCCCGCGTGGTATAATGGAAATAACGATACGCTCCTTTTTATCAAAAGACCAGCAGTAACCGCCTGCTATACTTTTACCAGGACGACGAACGCTACCGTCAATCTTTGCATTAACTGCTCTTGATGCGTCACTTACACTAGGAAACTCTTGTATAAATTCACCAGTAACCCCATCGTACTGATAAACTTTCTTGCGTACACTGCCTGGATTACTGCCTGAATAGGGGACTTTTAAAACATTTACAAGATTGTGTCCGTTTTTAAAATGCTCTTCAAGTAAATCCTGCTCTAGGTTATATGCCTCATCAGCAGTATTCGTTATAAATACGCGAAAAATATCCATGCGCGGTTTTTTATTCTGCGCAAGTAAACTTTTTATCCAGTTTGCTTTCCATGTATTTTTCTCTTTACCTGTTTTTGCATCATGTATGTGGTCGTAATACCTATCTTTAGGACGTAGTGTAATTCCTATGTACCGAATTTCTTCTGTACCTGGGTCTCTGAGATAGTAATAGTAATATTTGCGGAACATTATTCTTTATACTCAAGAAGTATTTTGCGGATAGTTCCTATAGAAACCGACACACCGCTGTTCTTACAAATCTTTTCAATTTCGCGTAAGGATAATACATGGTCTCCTCTGTAAATAGATAAAATTAATTCTTTTACAATCAAAGGAACTGGGGGTCTTCCTATCTTCGCTCTCCGTGCTTTAACCCTACGACCATTTTCTACATTGTGTAGACTAAATCGTTCCATATCATCAATATAACGCTGCTTTTTCATCATTGTTGCGAGGTCTTTAAACCATTGTTCTTGTTCCATCCCCTGATATAATATACTACACTCGCTACAGAATTGCGTATTCCGTACTACAAAATTATCGCAAATAATACATTTTTTCATAATAACTCCTGTATAAATAGAGGGTATAATATTACCCCACTAAAATTATACTACGCAATTGAAAAAAAGTCAAGTGTACAAAAGTACTTGACAAAACTTTCAAGATGTGATATAATCTGGATAAGCCCCCGGGGCTATTAACCCTAGTTATTAATATAGTTATATTACTATTGTTTTATTTATATTATTATAATTATTATTCTAGTTATATTACTAGGGGGTATATAGGGGGATTTTTTTTTTGAAAGTACTTGACACGCAAAAGTATCTGTGGTATACTTAGTCATGTTGTTAAGTTGTGTTGAGGGGCATAACTTCACAAACTTTATGGAGGTATTATGAGCGAGAAGAAGACTGCGTATGCACCGTTCCCAGAACAAGAGGCTGAGATTGACGAGATTATTGAAACACTTCGTCATATTCTCACCGTCAAAAACATTGACTACTCGCCCTACAATATGCTGGGCACTGGAGAAGTTGGTGCGGTCGTTCGCATCTGGGATAAAACAGCCCGCCTAATGAATCTTTATGGATTCGATATTACGACGGGGGAATTCAAGGGTAAACGTTCGCCAAAGAATGAAAGTATTGAGGATAACTTGCTTGACCTGGCGAATTATGCTATAATTGCATTAGTATTACAACGAGGAAAGTGGGGGAAGTAATGGAAGAGTTACCAAATGAGTTTAAGAGTCTGGAAGATTACCAGCGGTTTGTGAAGTCAACCAAAGTATACGACAAGGAGTACGAGCTGGTTTATCCTATTCTCGGTCTTGCAAACGAGGCAGGAGAAGTCGCTGGTAAGCTCAAGAAGATTATGCGCGACGAGGATGGTCAGTTGAGTCAGGAAAGCTTTGAATCGTTGATTGCTGAGCTTGGGGATGTTCTCTGGTACGTTACTGCAACCGCAGACGACCTTGGTGTACAGATTAGCGATATTTTCTATGATAACTACATGAAGTTACAAAGCCGACAAGCACGCGGTGTGCTCAAGGGAAGCGGGGATAATCGCTAATGAGCCGACATAAGTTTTCAGTTACTCACTGGACCTACGATAGCACGACAAGTACGTTCACCGTGGCCTTTTGCGTTGCGAACCAGGAGACTGAGCATGTCGAATTTCATAAAGTTCCTATTCAGTATACGTTTGAAGACCCGTATGAATTCGCACAAAAAGTACAGTCGGTTATTACGATGTACATTATGAACCTACGGCGACTACAAGTAACGAAAATGAAACTCATGGACTTAACGTGGACAACCGACGTTCAAGCGAGTTTCATTGATATAAATAACACACAGGAGTAAATAAGAGTTATGTATTTGAGCGAATCGTTTCTTGCGAAGTATCCTGACAATCCCCAGTGGAATTCTCTACTGGGGCAATTTGTCTACTTGCGCACCTATTCACGCTGGAACAACGAGGCAAAGCGTCGTGAGCACTGGAAAGAGACCTGCCAGCGTGTTGTAGAATATAGCATGTCATTGTATAACGGTCCGGCGGATATTACAACACTGCGCGTTGACGCTGAGTCCTTTTTCGATAATATGTTCCACTTGCGTATTTTCCCCGCGGGGCGTACCATGTGGATTGGCGGTACTGAAGCCGCAAAGAAATTCCCGCTAGCTAACTTCAACTGTTCATTCACAGTTGTAGATTCATTTCAATCGTTTGTGGATGCGTTCTACTTGATGATGCTCGGTACTGGTGTAGGATTCCGTGTGCTTCCAAGCGATGTTGCGGAGCTTCCGGAAATTAAAAATAACGTTGTGGTTGCGCATAAGCCTTACCACCAAAAAGCCAAGAGCGAGCGTTACGAGGACACTCAGTTGTTTGAGGACGCAGGAGACAAGTACATCGTAGTTGGGGACTCAAAAGAAGGCTGGGTTCGTGCCCTTGAAATCTATTTCGAGCTGTTGACTGGTGATGCACATGTTGAATCAATTATCATTAGCTACGACAACGTCCGTCCTCAAGGCGAAATCTTGAAGACTTTCGGTGGGCGTGCCTCAGGGCATACCGCACTTCGTACTATGTTCAAGCAAATTCACGAAGTAGTCTGCCGTGGTGGTACAAAACTTTCAACAGTCCAAGCCATGGACATCATGAACATTATTGGCTCATGCGTTGTTGTTGGTGGTGTGCGTCGTTCATCAGAGATTACCCTTTTTGATATTAACGACACAGAGGTTATGGACGCGAAGGTTGACCTGTGGATTGACCGTGCGAAGGAAAAGTATTTCTATCGTGGTATGAGTAACAATTCGGTGTACTTCACTGAAAAGCCTACGCGAGAGCAGTTGGTAGACATCTTTAACCGCGTGCTGAACAATGGTGAGCCAGGTTTTATTAATGCCGAAGCCGCAAGCCGTCGTCGCCCGTGGTATGCTGGTACGAACCCCTGTGCCGAGATTTTGCTCGCTGACAACGGGGTCTGTAACTTGTCCGAAGTCAATGTTGCGGCATTTGTGAAGATGCATAACGGTAAGAAGGTCATTGACCTCGATGCACTTGGCTGGGCTGTGGAGACTGCAACCCGTATTGGGTTGCGCATGACTAATGTAACTCTTGAACTTCCTCACTGGGATAAGGTTCAGAAGCGTGACCGTCTGACGGGCGTTTCTCTTACTGGGTATGTGGAGGCTATGGATGCGGTTGGTGTGGATAGTACTGAAGAACTTTCACGAGTACCAGTACTTTGGGGCGGTTACGATTCAGACATTACGCTTTATGAGTTCTTGGCTGAGTTGAGTAGTGGCGCAAATACAACTGCACAGGTGTACGCATCAGAAATGCGTATCCAAACGCCTTTGCTCGTTACCGCTGTGAAGCCATCGGGTACGATTAGCCAACTCCCAACTGTGTCGTCAGGGGCACATAGCTCATACGCGCCATACTACATCCGCCGTGTTCGTATTTCGTCGTTTGACCCATTGGCTAAGACGATGTTGGCCGTTGGCTATCCAGTCTATCCAGAGGCCACGACCATGCGCCCTGAAGAGTTTATTAAGCTCTCAAACTTCGAGCGCATGAAGGTACTCGATAGTGCGCAGACGTGGGTAATTGAGTTCCCAATTAAGACCTCAGCACCACGTTCAGCAAACACGGAGTCAGCAATTGACCAGCTCAATCGCTATTTCATTTTGCAGAACAACTATACCGACCACAACACGTCAATTACAGTGACGTTTGCTCCTGAGGAAGTTGATGCGATTATCGACTTGATTCTTGAGCGGTGGGATAGTTACATTGGCGTATCGTTCCTTCCAAAGAACACCGGCGCATATCCTCTCATGCCCTATGAGGAGATTACCGAGAAGGAATATACGAAGCGTAAGAATGAAGTTGAGCATGTAACCTGGGAGCGTATTGTGCAGGAATTGTCACAGCGCGAGTTTATTATGTTTGATGAGGATGAGTTGGATGCTGACTGTGTTGGCGGTGCCTGTCCAGTACGGTAGTGTATAAAAACTTGTTATAAGGTTAGGGAGGGTTTTTCTCTAGTTTTGGAGACTTACCCTCCCTAAAAGGGGTTTTTATGGCGAAAAAGAAGAGATTTGATGAGATTTTGCAGGAGTATGGGCAGAAATACGATATTGAAACGTTAGATTCACCCAACGACAAGGCAAATCTCACCATGCTTATCAATAATCAAGTAATTATTGAACGACTTCAAGCAGAGATGCTTGCGGTCACAGAGGTATCCGCCGTTGATAACATTGAGGAAGTAAAGCAAATCGGTAATGCGATGCGCGATTTGATTGAAAGAAACCTGCAAATTGAACGTGCACTTGCGCTTGACCGTAAGACACGCAAGTCGGAAAACACAGATAGCCTTGCTACGTACATTACTGACTTAAAAGTAAACGCGCAGAACTTTCTTGAGAAACGGTTGATTAAAGTGTACTGCCCAGATTGTAAAATACTGTTGGCGCGGTTTTCTCCAGTAATGGACCACACAGCGTTTCACTTCGAGTGTCAATGCAGTCAGTGCAGCAAGCGCGTTACGGCCTCGCGGAAAGCGGCTTCGGAAGGGGTGCTTTTTGATATTAAGGACTACAAATGGCGCAAGCAGTATTTGTACGAGGTAATTCAGCCCGAAACTAGCGAAGATAAGCTAATTCCAGAAACTGATGAGGAGGTAATTCTGAGCGATGCCACTCCAGAAAAAGATTGAAGAGCCAGAGTTAGCTCTCCTTGAGATTATGGAAGACCCTATCTGGCTTAATGAGTTTCTCCGTTCTACAAATAACGGGGACATGAACAAGAATAACTGGCCTGCGGAAGAATTCAAACACCGACCATATCAAAAAGAAATCCTCACCGACCAAAACAAGCACATTATTATTACTGGCGGGCGTTCCATCGGTAAGTGCCAACCACTCAACGCGAAAATCTACACGATTGATGGATTTAAGTCTATCCGACAACTTGAGCAGAAAGGCTCCTTTATTACCTACGCGTACACAACTGACGGGAAGTTTCGTCAGCGTCGAGGGGTAGTAACTCCTGACAAATGGACATACACGTACACATATGAGTTTCCTACTGGACACGAGCTAGAATGTACTGAAAATCACCCCGTACTCACTCCGCATGGATTTGTACTGGCTGGTGACTTAAAACTCGGCGACTTAGTCGGTATTGCAAATTACCTCCCTACTGACCACTGCGTAAACGATTCGTACAGCTGGTTTGAGTTACGCCTTTTGGGGTATGATGCCCTCTCTCGTATGCGGCTAAAGAGTCATTTAAAAATCAAGCCGAAGTACAAGCAGATTGCAGAAGAGTTAAAGTTTATTAACGATAACATCTTTACAAAACTGCGTATTGAGGATGGGTATTATTACTTCGACCGTTATAACACGGGGCAATCGAGGCACTACCTTTTTCAAATTCAGCAAGAGATTGGTACATTAAAGAGAAGATACCGCCGGTCGGCTACTTTGGACTGGTTAAAGAAAGAAAAACTTGATAATATTAAAATCTTTCTTGAGGCGGTATTCGCCCAGTATGGAACACTTAGTCTTGAAAAAGTCAGCATCCCTGTGTTTAACACACGATACGCAAAAGACTTCCAAGAAGTACTGTCCTACTTTGGCGTAGCGACTAAGCTGGTACACATCGGAATGCATGATGAGTATAGCGCGCGAAACTTACGGTACAATCGCGATATGTGGCGCGTAGAAACAATCAGCAAAGAGTTTGCAACACGGTTCTGGCAGACGTTTAAAATCCCTGGGGTTAGAGTTGAAGCCAACTATGACGACATTGACCCACCGCCATTAGTGCGCTGGGAACCGCTTCAAAAACGCACACAGCGTCCGTACAAAGTCGCTACGTATGCAGTGTCTGTCTATACTGATGAAACCTATATTTCTGAGTACGTCATTGTGCATAACTCGGTAATTATTGAAGATTTACTCACGTACCAGATTGTAAACAATGACATCGAGTTTCCAAAAACAGCAGAACAATTACTAGTCACGCCAAACACAAACCAGTTAACACCGCTTCTCGACCGCGTAATTCTCAAATTCACTACGTCACCGCTATTACGTGAGTTCTTAGGGAATAATGTGAATAGGTCAAAAGGTACGCTTGACTTTAAGTTTGGTGGGCGGAATCATCGCTTCTACGCGCGTATTGCGGGTACAAAGGAATCGAACAACTTGGTCGGTCTGCATATCCCTAAGATTGCTGGTGATGAGATGCAGTTATTCCCAATGACCGCGTTTAATCAGCTTCAACCCACGTTGAATACCTGGGAACCAAAGGTACAGGAAGTGTACTGCGGCGTGCCAAACGGCCTCAGAAATTCAGCACTATACGACTTAGATATGCGAAGAGCGAAGTACAAGAAGTACCGCATCCCTTCTCCGAACAATCCGTACTTCACGCTAGATGACTGGAACGATTCTTTACGGAAATACGGTGGTATTGAGGAAGACATTTTCCAACAACTCGTACTTGGTAAACACGGTAGTGCAAGCTTCCAGGTAATCCCTCGCGATGCGTTTGTAACCGAAGCGTTTGACTTTTACAGTTATCGCTTTAGTAACAACGATAAGATGAAGGGAAAAAGCTACGAAGAAGTGCTAAAACTACACAACGTCAAGAACCAAGAAACAATCATTCTGTCTATTGACACAGGGTTTACCGACCCGACGATTATTCAAGTTATTGGATTGTACGAAAATACGTATAGAACATTTGTGCGATACCGACTTACCAAGATTGACTATCCAGAGCAAGAACGTATTATTCACTATCTTACAAAACACTATAACCCCAGTCGCATCGCTATTGACGTAGGTGCTGGTGGTGGAGGTCCTGGCATTATCCAATCTTTAACAACAAGGCCTGAATATGCAAATAATAAATATTCTGAACGAGTGGTTAGCGTACTATTTAACGAGCGTGTGCCAGTTGGGCGAACCGAGGACGATACTGAACTCACTGAAGTTTTCCGTTCATGGGGTGGTAAGGAGCTTGCCAGAATGGTTACAGAAGGGCGCGTGGTATTTTCGGAAATTGATGTGGAGGGTATTTCGCAACTCGAGCGATTAACCCGACAGCGTAGAATTACTGGAAACGACCACTACTTCATTATGAGCGACCGTGGAAGCGGGGCTGCTGATGATGACCACATCTTTGCAAGTTACTTGTGTTTTATTTACGCACTTCGTGGAAAAATTGATAACATCGCACAATCGGTCGCCCTAGGCAGACCATCCGCAAAGACTACAGAGAGGTAACATGACTTTAGCGCAACCTAAACGAAGTGTAGCGGCATATATGCCGTCTCCATTCTTCGTAAATAACCAATTCGTTGCTGGGTATTATGACCCCACAACGTTGCCTTTTGATAATTCTAAAAAGTACACCTACCACGAGTTAATTAAGTTCTGCCGGTTTTACTACGATAACGATACCATTGTCGGTACCGTGATTGACCGCATGGTAGATATGTCGATGACGCAACTTCGCAATCGCCGTGATAAAGATAATCCTCAAGAGGGTGTAAAGTACTTCGATGCGGTCGCAGAGTTTCTTCAGCCGTATCTCAAGATTGTTGCGTTGGATTACTTCATTCATGGAATGAGTGTTCCTGAAATGACCACGCAGTCTATCATGGGAAATAAAGTTGATTCTACGCTGGGGCGAAAGCGTGTACAGTTCCCGAATGAGTTCTGGGTGCGTAATCCTGAGTTTATTGAGCTGAAGCGTCGCCCTATCGGTACGTCTCGCCTGGTATTCTTCAAAGTACCAGACGCTGAGGTAGACTTTATTCTGACCAAGGGAAAGCGCAGAGACGGTACCAGCGATAAGCAAGGGTATCAAGAACTCGTGCGCGAATTCCCTGCATTTGTCCGTGCAGTAGAAAAAGGGCAACGCCTTTTCCCGCTGGAAAATGTGCGCCCAATTTACCGAAAGCTCCGTTCTTACGACGATTATCCAAAGCCATTTCTTCAAAATGCACTCTACGCACTCCAGCATAAGTACTATTTGAAACAAATGGACCGCAGTATTGCTGCAAGAGCGAGTGAGCTTTTGCGCCATGTAAAGATTGGTAGCGACACATTCCCCGCAACGGATGATGACATCAATGCAACCGAGACGGTCCTAGCAAACGCCGCAGTGACTGGTGATAGGGTGTTTAACCTCTTCACGAATCATACGGTAGAAATCAGCTGGGTATTTCCGCCAATGGAAGCCCTGTTAAATGAGGCTAAGTACGTAGAACCAAATGCGGACATCTTCCTCGCCCTCGGGTTCCCGCGAATCCTAGCCGTGGGGGAAACGTTACGCAGTAATTCAACTGATAATAAGACCGCAAGTCTTGGACCAATTTCCACACTCAATGACCTACGCGAAGCGATTCTTCTATGGGTTGAACACGCATACAAAGAGCTTGCAGAAGCCAATAACTTTTCTTGGTACCCAAAGCCATTCTTTAGTCCAATACCCATTCAAGATATTACTGCGCTCACTCAGCTGGCGATACAAGCACAGCAGATTGGGGCTATCAGTAAAGACACAATTGCTCAACTTTACGGTACTACCTATGAGGATGAGCAGGAGAAAATTGATACCGAAGTCGTACAGGAGGTGCCAACCGAAAATGATAATAGTTCGCCCCGAGTTCCAGAAGAACAATCGCCTCCCGCCAGGGACGGGGTACAGCCAGAGGAGTAACGCAATTCCATATCGAAGCCTTGTTATCCATACTACGAACGGACGAGTAGGAACGAAGTTTGAGAATGAGCTTAATTTTCTTTTAAACTCCCCCGATGTATCTGCACACTATCTTGTTTCAAAACAAGGTGAGGTAGTACAGATGCTTGACCCTGCAAACTACATGGCGTGGCATACAGGACGCACCAGAGACTTAAATAAATATGGAAATCCTCATGCAGTTGGTGTAGAGGTTCACTTTACGCCAGGCGAGGGGTTTTGGACTGGAGAGATGTGGATGGGTATCACCACGCTAGCGCGTAAGTTCCCTCTTTTAGAAAGAGTTACCCACCGCTACATCGCTACTCCACCAGGGAGAAAGATTGACCCATCTGGGGTTACTGACGAATTTTTTACATACTGGTCGAAGCACTTTTTACGCCCATATACTATCTATAAAACTAACACACGCACGAATGTACGAAAAAGTCCTACACGAAATTCCCAAGTAATTACAACACTCCCAGAGAATTCCTCAGTGTTTTCTTTTGGTGGTGATGTAGTTTTTGGTGAGGAGATTACCGGAAATAACCGGTGGCGATACGCACTTGGCCTCGGCTATATCTTTGAGCCACTTTTATCTCATCATCACACTGTGGAGTAACTTGTGTCAGAAAACTTTAATTTAAGCGATGCGCTCACCGCCCTTGTCAGTCTTATTGTTGGAGCAGTCGGTTCTCTTGTTGCCTTTAAAGGGAATAAAAATTCCGCCGAAACAAACTTTCGAGATGACCTTCTCCAACTTATTAAACAACACAGCGAACGCATCAGTGCTCTAGAAGAAGATAATCGCAGACTCTCTGAGCGTAATCAAGAGCTTGTGCAATTAAACGCCCAACTTACCGCTGAGCGGCAGGCCTTGATTGCACGAGTAGAACATTTAGAAAAGAAACTCGCCGAAATGAGCGAGAAAATGGAGCATCTATGAACCCAGAAATGCAACTCGCCCAAACGATTAGTATGGTGTTGAGTGGTACCGTTATCCCTATTGTTATCCTGTGGCTAAAGCGTTTGAGCTGGCCGAGTCACTATAAGTTCGGTTTAGCGGTGGCTCTTTCGGTTGTACTCGCGACACTTACCGCGTATATTGAAGGGCAATTAACCCCCACATCGCTTACCGCAAACTTCCTGACTATCTTTACGATTAGTCAGGGTGTATATCAAACGTTCTTTAAGGCACTAAACCTGCATTGGTTTATCTATCCCCAGGACGTGGTAGCGAGCCACGCAAAACAACTCGCTGTAGAGAACATGGAACCCGTGTTAACAAAGGAAATTGCCGAGAATATTCTTCGGCAAGACAAGCCTGAACAACTCGTTGTCGAGATTGGCATTCAGAAAGCGGAGGGTTAAGAAACGCCCCTTCGGGGGCGTTCTCTTTTTATTTTAAGGAGTTATATGATTGATTTACGAGTAGGAAATAGCCTAGAAGTGCTAAAAGAGTTTCCGGATAACAGTGTTGATTCAATAGTAACTGACCCACCCTACGGGTTAAGTTCTTTTGATGAAAAGAAAATCCGCACAACGCTTACTACATGGCTAACAAATGACCCAGCCTACATTCCTGAAGGAAAAGGGTTTATGGGGAAAGACTGGGATGGCTTTGTACCCCCACCTGCTATTTGGTCTGAAGTATTTCGTGTATTAAAACCCGGCGGACATCTTATTTGTTTCGCAGGGACACGTACTGTTGATTTGATGACTATATCACTTCGTTTAGCAGGCTTTGAAATTAGAGATACAATTATGTGGCTGTATGGCTCGGGGTTTCCGAAGTCGCACGATGTCAGCAAGGCGTTGGATAAGCAGGCAGGTGCGGAGAGGGAGTTAATAAGAACTCCAATTACTCCAAAAAGTACAGCCGGAAAAGGTTTATCAAATGAACTTGACGAAAGACCCCGGCTAACTAAAGCAAGAGAAGTTGGCTATCACGAACACGCTGGAAACACTCCCGCCACCGACCTCGCAAAGCAGTGGCACGGTTGGGGCACTGCCATCAAGCCAGCTCATGAGCCTGCCGTGCTTGCCCGCAAACCACTGACCGGCACCGTTGCCGACAATGTTTTGACGTGGGGCACCGGTGCGCTCAACATTGATGGGTGCAGGGTGGCGACGGATGATGATTTGAATGGTGGTTCATATGGAAATACCACACGAGAAGTAGACCAGTACTTCAATGGTAAAAAGCCAGGTGGAGCGGGCCAATTCGTGCAACCCTCCGGCCGCTGGCCTGCCAACGTCATCCTCGACGAGAGCGCAGGCGAGGCATTGGACGAGCAGAGTGATGCAACGCCGTCACGCTTTTTCTACACCGCCAAAGCGTCGAAGGCTGAGCGGGAGGCTGGGCTGGATGCGAGCGATGCACGAGCCAACCACCACCCCACCGTCAAACCTATTGCCCTCATGCGCTACCTCGTGCGCCTCGTCACGCCACCAAATGGAGTTGTATTAGACCCGTTTATGGGGAGTGGAAGTACGGGATGTGCGGCTGTATTAGAGGGGATGCAGTTTATTGGAATTGAACTTAGCGAGGAATATAAAGAAATCGCCGAGAAACGTATTGCACATTGGCAAGCACAGAACCCAATGAACCTTTAATCTCTTGACAAGGGAAACAAAACCTGCTATACTATCTATAGGTTAAGCGTAGTTTCTACTATTCTTGGTAGCTTTGGCACGGCCGAAGTGCACATGATAGCGAAGTACTAGCCATACGAGTACTATCATGACTTTATGAAAACGTAGCTAGAAGAACCTACAGGTGGCACCTGTGAACGGCCCACGGCGGGCTACTACGCACTTTGCCGTACCATATTTTTGAGGAGAAATGATTTTGCGAACAGTACTGATGGCGATTATCGCCGTAATGCTCATGGCCTGTGGGGCAAGTCCCGCAGAAACCCAGACCACCACGATTGGTATGGTGTTGGTCGGGCCAATTAACGACGGCGGGTGGAGCCAAGCACACCACGATGCCATGCT